TCAGGGACGGCAGCCGGCCTCGGTCTGCAGGTCCACGATCGTGCACGAGTCGAGACCTCGCACGAGCTGCCCTGCGACGACCCATCTGATGTCCGAGGAGGTGAGCGCGACGACGTCGGGTCGGCCGACCGCCAGGCCCCTCCTGGTGAGGATGTGCGGAACTCCGAGGACGGCGCAGACATCCGACGCACCGACCCTCACGGCGACGTACTTGCCGAGCAAGTGCGGGCACATCGTGACGGCCTTGCGTGCGCACGGAAGACACACGGGCGGATGGGTGGTCAGCACGTCGTTCGGCCACCCCTCCCAATCTGCGCGGTTGTCCTCCAGGAGCCACAGCACGCCACGCTCGTCCTGGTCGGCCGGACCGCCGCAGATCTGACATAGCAGCGCTTCCATCACGACTCGCTGTCGGTGCGGGTGGACGTTTCCGAAACTCGGTTGTCCTGCGCCTGGGGCGACGGTGCGTCGGCTCCACAGAACACCGCGGCTGTCGCGGTCCGCCGACGTCTCGTCGGCGTAGGCGATCCCGAAGGCACTTGCAAGCACGATCGTCTCGTCGATCGCGTCCTCGCCGCTCCATGTCGTGATGTACGGGACGATATCGGGCCGACTCGGCGTACTGGTCACCGGTCGCCCCCAGGTAGCGCAAGGGTGGCACGTCGCGCCTCGCGGACCGATGATCCGACGTCAGCGAGGGCGACATGCATGCGCCCGCACTGGCGAGCGCCCTCTATGTACTCGTCAACTTCGGATTTCGACGCGACCGGCGAAAGCTCATCGAGCCCGACCGCCAGGAGTACACGCCCGAACTTGTTGATCGTCCGCACCCATCGAGGATGCGTCAGCTTCAACGCCCACGGACAGCCAGAGAACCATACGAGCGCCTCTCCGCCGCTCGCCACGACGCGGGCGCCGACTGCTGGTAAGGGCTGACCGAAGGGGACGGCGCCCAGAGAGGCGGCGACCCCTCGCATGGTGCGCTCGATCGCGTGGGCGTTGACGTCCTCGAACTGCGGCGCCGGGTAGGTGAGCATCATGACCGAGAACACGTTGTCGTCGGCCGTGTGGTCGAGCCACGTGCGGACGTTGATCCGGGCGATCAGCCCGGCCGTCAACGGCGGCAGATCGGGGGCGGTCGGGTCGATCCGCTTGAGAGGAACGACGCGGGCGGGCTGAGGGGGCTTGCATTCGTCGCACACGAAGCGGGTTGGGCCGGGGCCGGTTCCAGCGTCTTCGGTTATCGGCGACACTCTGTCGGTCGGGCGCCGGCAGCCGTAGCAGGTGAATGCCTTGATCAACGGTGTGCCCTCCCGCTGCGGGGCAGGATCCTCGCACGAGCGGCGACGTATGCGCCGTACAGATCAGCGGCGTCGGTGAGCACGTTCTCGGCGCGGGGCGCGACGATCCACGACTTCGCGTTCCGCGTGTGGGGGGCGACGACCGCCGGGTGCGGGGCGTGAAGGATCGCGCCCACTTGCAGCACGCTTGAGTCGGGCAGGTCCCAGTCGTCCGCGGAGCCGACCGGCACAAGGAACTCGACGGCGTCCTCGGTGTGGAGAACGGGGCCGATGGGTGCGCACATCACTCGAAGCTGCCGCACAACTTCCCATCCCTCTGTGCGCGGCACCCGTACGACGTCCCATACCTTGCCGATTGGGATCTCAGCGAGCTGCCCGGTCGCCCAGTCATAGGCAACATTGCTCATGCTGATGCCGGTCCCTTTGAGCCACTCGATCGGCAGGAACCCGTCGAACCCGCCGTCGGCGAGCGCCGCCTCGCTGATCTGGGCGGCCGCCCCGGGTGCGCGCTGTGGCAGCGCGTCAGGAGCGCTCATGCTGGCGTCCTCTCGGCGCGGTCGCGCGACGTGACCTCGGCGACAGAGAGAAAGGCGGCGCGCTGTGCGAGCCAGTCCGACAGTTCGGCGTGGGTCGCCGTGCCTGCCTCGCAGGCATGCCCTCGAAGGGCGACGATGCCCTCGGCGCGCCTTTCGGTGATGGCATCCCGCACGGTGGCCCAGTGCTCGCGCTCGAAGATGGGCGTCGTAAGAGGCGACGGGTCGAGGATGGCCTCGGCTACTTCCCACTCTCGGGCGGCCGCATACCGAAGCAGTACCTCGAGAGCCTTAGTTGATGTTGTACGCGGGTCGGTGGTGCAGGCGTACAGCACGACTGTCGTGCGCCAGTTTGACGCGTTGTATAAGGCGCGACGCCGGCGCGACTGTGCCGGCGTCCTTTTGGACGTGGTCGATGTATCGATCATGCCTGTAACGGTCTCGCTACTGCGAGTATCCGTACAGGCAGGGGGCGTACGACTTTCGGAACCCGTCGAGGGCGAACTCGCTCGTCACGTACGACTCGACGCTCTTGGCGGGCGAAGAGTCGTACGTGACGTACGACTGAATCTTGCGTCAGAGAGCGTTCTTGGCTGTCGCCGTCGGGAACCCAGACAGAGCCGGACCGGCGCCGATCAACTTGGACACGCGCCGAAGGCGAGTAGTCGATGCCCTGCCGACCTTCGACACGATCACCTGCGGCAGCGCTTGATGCCGGGCCCAATGAGGTGCCGAGCGCAGCGCCCCCTCGAGCGTGTCGAGGCTGGCATCCCACATCTTCGCGTCGGCCTGCGCCATGGCTTTATCGAGCGCGTACCGGTGCTGTGCTGCCTCACTGAGCTGCACTGTGTCGCCGTTGGTAATCCCGTCGATCAGGGCGAGTGCCTTGCCAGTCTGGCCCAGCGAGACGTTAATGCCGACGGCCTGCGTCGTCGCCGAAACCGGCCCGAACAGGGTTCCGTGCGCCCGCACCTCCTGCCCCATGCGAGCGCCTGCCGCGTGCGACTGCGACAGGAAGTCGGCCGCCCGGTCCTTATTGCCCATACGCGAGGCAACGACCGCGGCGAAATTCACGTGTGAGCCGTAGACCGTGAGCTGCTCGGGAGTCGCCTTCGAGAACCGCGGCTCGATGTCGACGGCGGCCTTCTCGGCGAGTTCGAGCGCCTCGGGTAGCCGCGCGTCCCGCAGGTAGACCCAGGATCGGCCCGAGGTGACGAGCGCCTGCCGCAGCTCGTCGCCTGCGTTCTCGGCGGCGCGCTGCGCGTGTCCAATCGAGGCGTACGCGAGGTCGCGGACACCCATCAAGTTAGCGACGTATGCGCAGATGCGGTACGCGTCGGCCACGACACCCCACGCTTCGCACTGGTCGCCGGCGGGCTGCTCGTGCAGCCGTGCGGCGGCCGAGCGCAGGAGCGGCGCGGCGAGCGAGCCTGCCTCGGCATAGTGCCCTTTCCAGTACAGCTCCCAACCCTGCCGGGTGATCTTGGTGAGCTCTTCAAGGGTCGGGGCCTCGACGGTCGGGGCGATCCCGGCCGCGATGTCATGCACGGCGTGCGACAGCTCGCGCATCATGGTGCGGTCTTCCTGCCGCAGAGCGCGGCGGGGTTCCTGTTGACCCAGGATCACGGATGTGTCGACGCCGAGCGCGGCGGCGATCTGGAGGAGCGTTGGGAGTGTCATCCGCTTGTCTTGTTCGGCTGCCTGAACCGTGGCGATCGAGAGATCGCTCATCTCGGCGAGATCACCCTGTGTGATCTCTGCCCCACGGAGGATCTTGATTCGTTCGCCGGTACTGAAGTCGGACCACTGCGGCATAATTGACTCCGTTCCTTGCTTCGACACTTGGAACGGTACGCCTTGAACCCGTTGACAGGCGACAGAAGTTGACCCCCGCCACTCGGGCGGGGGTCTTCTCCGTTCTGGTGGCGGGCCCAGACAACGCGAAACCGCCCCTGCCTGGCCCGCAGACCAGACAGGGGCATGATGCGATCATCAGTACCGGCGCCGGTCTGCTGGCATCCCCAACAATCCGGGCGCCGAGGTCGGCGAGGGCGACGGATCCTCGGGTTGCGAGGCGCCTGAGCGGCGGCAGACGAGCGCGTCGAGATCCCAGCTTGGTGCCTGCAGCGAGTAGCCGTCGGGGCAATCGGGACCGGGCGGTCCCTGCACGCCGTTCGTACCGTCGGTGCCGTCGCGTCCATCCTTGCCGGGTTCTCCGGGCGAGCCCGTCGGTCCGGGTGGTCCGGTTGGCCCGGGTGGTCCGGTCACGGTGTCCCCGGGTTCACCCTTCGCGCCGCTCGGTCCCGGTACCGGCGAGGGTGTACCGCCGGGCGTGCCCGGGTCTCCTTTCTCGCCCTTCTCTCCTCGAGGCCCCGTCGGGCCCGGGATCGGCACGGGCACCCTGGTTCGGTCCGACAGGTCCTCAATGGCGCGTGCCGGGTCCGGCGCCGCAGGTGTGCCGCCCTTCGCCTTGACCTGCGCCCGCAGAATGCGGACGTCATCAGCGAGGGTGGTTACCGCTGCGCCGCGCCGGTCCGCCTCGGCGGCGACTGCCGCGGTCCGCTGCTCCGCTGCGTCGATCCGCAGCCACAGCGCGGCCGCGCCACCGAGCACAAGCAGCACGGCAACGGCGGCGAGCGTTCGCCACCTGCGAGAGAGGACGTCCTTCGTGCGGGTCACGTCGGTTGCCCTCCCAGTTCGACAATGCGGTCGCGTAGCCGAGCCTTCTCGGCAGTGAGTTCGGTGATCTGCGCCTGTAGCGCGGCCTTATCGGCCCGTTCACTGGCGAGTTCGGCGTACGCCGCCGCGAGGCGCACCTCGTTCTCGGTGAGCTGCGCTCGCAGCTTGTCGCGCTCCTCCTGCAGGTTGTCGACGAGCGTGCTGTAGCCGCCGATCACGGCGCCCGACTGCGACGCAGCGTTCGCGCCCCGCTGCCCGACGAGCGCGGCCCCGGCCGCTGCGAGCCCGACCACAATCGTTCCGAGCGCGCCGAGCGTCGCAGCGTCCACAGACGTTCCCTCCGGTCGTGGGGGTCAGGGGCGACCGCCGATCAGCCGAGGGTTCCGCCGGCCCTGGGGCCGAGCCCGACGGTCCGCGGCGGCGTCGCCGGGTCCTTGCTCGCCGGCAGTGTCGAGGCAGTGCCCCTCGCCCCGAGTCGGCCAGCGATCCAGCCCTTCGCCGAGGCGATCAGCGCGGCGACCGGCACGGCCCACCACAGCGTGACGTCGGCGATCTCGGTCGCCAGAACGCCGAGCGCGCCCTCGGCACCGGTCCACAGCGCCCGCTCGATGACGTCGTGCTTGAGCTTGCTTCCGTACATGGGGTGATCTCCCTACGTGACTGGTGTGCGGCCCGGGGTGGCGATCAGGCGACGACGGTGAAGCCGTGCGCGCGGCCGAGCCGTGTGAGCGAGGTGCGGCCGGGTGTTCCGTCGGCGTCGCCGCCGGGCTGCGTGCCGCGGAATCCGAGGCGAAGCTGATAGAGCGAGTACGCGCTGCGGGTCGCCGTGCCGAAGTGGCCATCGGCGTAGCGCGGCGACAGCAGCCCCTCAGCGACGAGGGCGTTCTCGACGGCCTCGACGCCGGCGTACGAGACCGGCGCGCCCGTCTTCGGCGGGTCGACTTTCGATGCTTTGACGAGCCGCGACAACGAGACCTGCGGCGCGCTCGGGTGCGAGGTGCTGCTGCTCGGCGCCTTCGGAGGCGCCTTGTACTTCGGTCGGCCGTATCCGGCGATCTCTGCCTCGGTGCGTACGCGGCGCGCGCAGACGTTGAGCGTGTTCCCTTCGATGGTGAACACGTTCGTGCCCGAGACCCTTGTGACGATGCCGACGTGATCGATCCGTCCGATCTCGTTCGTGCCGCTCCAGTCGAAGAACACGACGTCGCCGCGCCGGATGCCCTTCGCTCCGGCGTGCCACTGCCCGGCCGTCTTGAACCGGGCGGCGTGCCACACGGTGTACGCGTAGTCGGTGCCGAACAGGACACTGTCGCGCTCGGCCGCCATGGTTGCCCAGTAGGTCACTGCGGCGTCGCACCACGCGAAGTTGCCTGCGAACGCGCTGCCGTTCCTCTGCCGGTACCACTCCTGTATGGCGTTCGGCTCGCCCGTGCCGAGCGACTTCTCTGCTTGAGCGATCATCCCCTCGAGGCTCATGCGCTGTCGTCCTTCCAACCCTTGGCGGGCGTCCCGTCGACCGGCTCGGCGTCCTGGTCGTCGACGTCGGCAGCCGCGGCGCTCGCGCCCGAGAACACGCCCGCCATGTCCGCCGGTCCGTACTCCGCTTCGAGCAGCTCGGTCTCGTTGTCGACGGTCGGGCCGTTGCCCGTGCGCCGGATGAGCCCGGCTTGCTCTTCCTGGTCCGGTCGGCCCTCGACCGGCCGTGCGGTATCGCCCATGGGTGGGTCCTTCCTTTCGGGCATAAAAAGGCGCCCCTTCCGTACGGCGAGGGGCGCATAGGAGATCGGGCAGCTCAAACGGGAGGCTGCTCCGAGGGTGGGGGCGGGTAGCGGATCGCCATTACGGGCACGATGAACGCGCGCCCGAACCCGTTGTCGTCGACGTTGCCGGGCTGCTGGTTGATCACGTCGGCCGCTTCGAGTGCGGCGTCGAGGTCTTCGTGCAGTCCGCCGTACGTGGTGACGCCCGACACGTAGTAGGCGGCGCGTACCTGCTCGGGATCGAAGGACATCAGCACGTCCCTTAGCTGACGTAGCCGTACGCCAGGGGACCGAGCAGCCCGTCGAAGGCGGCGGATGTGAACGCGCCACTCGTGACGGTCGGCGGGGTCGACTGGCCGGTGTTGGTGCTGCCGAATCCGGGGCTGTCAGCGGCGCCGACGGCGAGGGATCCCTCGCCGATGAGGCTTGGTGTGGTCGTCGCTTTGATCATGAACCCGAGGTAGTGCAGCCCTGTGTACGTCGTGGTGTAGCTCGTCGCCGTGCCTGCAGTGGCCTGCGCGACCGCGAGGGTCTTCGCGGTGTTCGCCGCCCACGCCGCGGAACCCTGGTCTGCGGTGCGCGCGAGCGCGACACGGCTGCGGTCGTGCAGGGTGAACCAGTAGTTCGTAGGCGTGCCCGCGCCCGTGCCGCCCGAGGTGAACGTGATGTTCGCGATGACGGCGCCCTTCGGCAGCCAGATCGGCACAAGGTATAGCGTGCCAGACACCAGCGACGCCGAGGTCGTGCCGCAGCGCAGCCTCGGTGTCGTCTCGTACCGGCCGGCCGGGCGCATGATGCCCTCGAGGTTTCCCTGCTCGTCGAAGGGCGAGGTCGTCGGCGACGTCGACTGATCGTCCACCATGCCGGACGTGCCCGAGTCGATGAGGTCGTTCCCGTAGCGGCGCACGTTGGTGCAGGTTGAGGTGATCGACAGCCCGTACGCCGCTTCGTTGCCACTGCCGAACCTGCGGACCCTGTTGCCAGTGATCAGCAACCCGTCGGTAGACGACGAGGCGCGGATTCCGAACGACCCGGACGCCGCCCGCGACGATCCTTTGCAGTAGTTGCCGATCACCTGAATGTCGCTGCCGCCGAGGATGTGCACACCGTTGACACCTGCATCGCGAACACTGTTATTCGCGATCACCACGCCGGTTCCGGTGTCGCAGGAGACGCCCGAACTGCCCGGCGCGTAGACCCTGTTTCCGGTCACGGTGGCACCGGCGACGTTCTGCTGACTGACACCCGTTCCGGACACGCCACGGATCGTGTTGCCGGTGACGGTGTACTGCTCGGCGTACGAGCAGCGCACACCGTTCTCGTTGTTCGTGTTCGTCTCGAGGACGTTGCCGCTGATCGCGGCATTCAGCACCTTGCCCGTTGCCTCGCCCGACAGCAGAATGCCGTCGTCGACCCCAGTACATCCCCGGATGGTGTTTCCGGTAATGGTCAGGTTGCGCATGTCCTGTGACGCCGACGTCTGCGTGCCGTTCGCGTCTTTGGTGTCGGCGGTGTCGGTGGAGTCGACGACCTGCGCCCGGAAGCCTGCGCCGCAGCCGCTGATCGTGTTGCCGACGATGGTGACGTCTTCCCACGAGTACGCGCTGATCGCGTACTGCCCGAGCCCTTCGAATGTGCAGTCGGCGATACGGATGCGGCGATGCCATCGGCCGATCGTGGCCGAGTGTGAGCCGATGCCACGCGGCCATGCCACGGTGCCCGCCGTGCCCGAGGCGCCGACATAGCAGCCGCGTACCTCGATGTCCTCGCAGCTCACGTTGTCATACGGGCCAAACCCGCCGAAGTAGGCGCTGCCTTTGGAGAGATCGAGCTGTACCGCCTCCGAGAACGAGCGGCCGCCGGGGTCGATGTAGCCCACGAAGCGGCATGAGTCGACGACCGCGTTCTTCGTCGAGTTGAGCTCTACCGCGTGATAGCCGGGCAGGTCTCGAATCTCCACATCGCGGATCGTCACTCCTCGGGCGTGTCCGATGCTCATGCACATCGCGGGCGCGGTGAGCCCGGCTGTCGTGCCGCGCATGTCCCACACACCGCCTTCGACGCAGATGTTCCCGTGCCCCGTGTACCCGCCGAGGTCCTGCCCGGCGTCGCCGTTGAGCAGCATGGTCGCCGCGGCCGCCCGCTGGAAAGTGGCGCCGGGCATAAGCGTGAGCCGCGTGTTCCGGCGGATCCGCAGTGGCAGCGTCGCGAGCCGGTACGTGCCCGGCGGCACGACCACCCAGCCGCCGCCCGCGGTGTATGCGGCGTCGAGCGCTGCCTGCACAGCCGGCGCGTCGTCGGCGACACCGTCGCCGGTCGCGCCGAACACGACGCGCGGATTGTAGAGCCGCATGCCTGCGAGGGACACCTGATCGGCGTCAAGTGTGGCGGTGAGTCGCTGCGTCTTCGCTGCGCTGCGGAACCATCGCACCTCGCGGGCCGCGTTGCCCGGGCCGTACGTCTCTTCTCCGCTCGCGAGCCGACGGTACCGGTCGAAGGTGTCGCCAGCGATGAACGAGGCATCGACGACCTCATTCACGTCGGTCGCAGTGTTCTGGATTTTGCCCGTCATGGTGCCGCCGGACAGCGGCAGCGCCGCGTTCGCCTTCGAGAGCGCCTCTTGCGCGATCTCCCGGCCGGCCTCGTACCAGCGGACCGGCCCGCTGGTGCCGTTGTACTCGTACTCGATCTGTGTGACGCCCTCGACCTTGAAGGGGCGGATCGCGCCGGGCTGGTCGGACGTCGCCGGGTTCGATCGGAGCTGCGCGATCGGTGTCGTGCCGTCGGCCTCGAACAGCGCGGTGATCGTCTCCCCCGTGCCCGCAGCGCGGACAATCAGCGGATAGTCGGGTACGACGTCACCGGTCGCGGTCGTCAGAACGTCGGCGGGAGTGCCGCCATAGGTGTACTGAGCCATCGCCGCCCCCTCAGTCGATCCAGTATTCGAGGTCGCAGCCGACCCACGTCGAACCGGTGCCGTCCTGCGAGTACCAGAGCACGGATCCGGCGCCGCCCTCGGGGCGCTCCCATCCGGTCGCCAGCACCTCGATCCGGCCGACGCCCGTGACCGGGTCGCCGACGACCGACTGCCCGGCGGCGCCGGATGCGAGGGCGAGGGGTACGCAGTCGGCGGGGACCTGCGCGATCTTCGTAGCGGACAGGTTGAAGATCACGGCGCCGTCGACCCGCTGCACGCGGCCGCGCATCCACACGTGCGTACCGATGCGGCGAATCTCTGGCGCCTGCTCGCCCGCGGTGAACCCGGACGCGAGCGGCAGCGGTCGCCACGCCTCGGGCGCCTCGTAGATCGACACCCACGTGTTCGAGGTGCTCGACACCTTGAGCCACATCGATCCGTCATCGGCCGTGACCAGGGTGTGTGCGGGCGCGTCGGCAAACAGCGTGTCGCGCTGCGCCTTGTTGGTGACCGTGTGCCGCAGGTGCGGGTCGACCGCCTCGGCGAGTGCGGCGATGTCCGCTGGCACGGTCGGCGAGTTACCGCCAGCCGGCACGGGCAGGTTGGCGCGGCCGATGGTTGCCACGGTGACCCCCTATGCAGAGAAAGTGATGGTGATCTTGCCGCCCGTGAACGAGGCGTAGTCGGTGCTGCCACTCGCGTAGATCGCGAGCCCGCGCGCCGTGCCGTTGGCGAGCTTGCTGCGCCACGACGAGGGCACCGTCGCCGTGCCGGTGCCGCCGACTGACAGCCGCAGCAGTTCCTCCGGCCCGTCGTCGAGGTCGAGCTGCCCCGACGGCGCCGAGTTGTGGTTGTGCAGGTACAGGTGCATCGGGCGCTTCGCGTTGTGGCCGGCACCGCGCTTACGGGTGAACGACACACGCATGGATGCGACCGTCTTGCCCTGGCAGGCATCCACGATCCGCGACCCGTAGAACCACGCGCCGCGGCGATTGCCGCGGCCGGTCCAGTCGCCTTGCGTCGGGCTGCTCGCGTACTCGTCGGGCCGACCGTTGCGCCACGTGCCCGAGTCGGTCGGGGACACTGTGAGTGTTTTCGGTGGCCGCGGCGCGGGCGCGTTCGGCGAGGTGTCCGACTGCGAGCCGAGCTGAAAATAGAGTTCGATCTTTCCGCTCGACGTCTTGCGGATCCATGGGATCGTGGCCTGTTGCCAGCCCGAGCCGGACGGCGCCGCCGTTCCCCAGGTTGCCGCGCGCACGACCTGCGCGTCATCGAGGGCATCCTCGGCAGCCGCCTGGATCCGCTCCGCCTCGGACGCTGCCGGATCCGGGCCGAGCCGCCACAGAACGACCGGCCGCGTTCCGGGACGGACCGCGACCCAGTCGCCGGCTGCCCGGTCCCGGTAGGTGTCCGGGCACGGCACGTCGAGGAGCAGCGCCCCGTTGATGCTGAGGTTCACGCCGGCGTCGGTGACGTCGACGACCTCGGCTGACACGGTCTGCGGCACACCGCCCGAGCCGGCGCGGGCGAGGTCGATTCCGAGCTGCTCACGAGCGCCCATCGGCTCACGTCCTAATCGTCGTTGTGCGGGTGGCGCACGTCTGCGTGACGCCGCCGAGGTCGTACGGGCACGAGTCGATGACGTGCCGTTCCCAGACGCCGGCCTCGATCTCGACGAGCACGACGTCGCCCGGCTCCAACGCGGGATTGCAGACGTTCGTGAACGAGAGCGAGCTCTGCACGCCGAGGCTGTCAGCGAGCTGCGCGCGGGCGACTTCGGCCGCCTGCCCGAGCGAGGTGATCAGCGCCGACGCGTGCCGCTTCGTGCGCACCCGTACGTGCGTGAGCCCGAGGCGCTGCGGCGCCAGCGGATCGCCGATCGGGTCGGGACCGGCGTAGGTGAGCGACAGCGGGTCGTCGTCCCACGCGTGCGCCGGACCGACCGCGGGCGCCCCGTCGCCGCCGTCGCCCGAGACCGACCAGACGTTTGCGATGCTCTCGGCCGACTGCTCGCGCGCCGGCTGCACCATCGCGACGCCGCGCGGCACGCGCCACACGGGGTCGTCGGCGATCGTCGGCACGGGACCGAATGTGACGATGCCGCGGGCGTCGAGCCACACCTCGCCGGCGAGCGCTGCGGCGATGCCGGTCGACGTCCCCGAGCTGTCGGTGCCGGCTGACAGTGCCGCCCACCGGTCCTCGTCGACGACGAACGCTGGCAACTGCGTATCCGGGTTCACGCCCGGCCGCCATGCGATCGGCGTACCAGGCAGCGCCTCGCCGACGAGCTGCTCGGCGGCGTTCCGCGCGGTGTCCGGGCCGATCGTACGCGCCACGGGGAACGCCGCTCCCCTGATGACGTCCTCGCGTCCGAGCAGATCGAGCGAGACGCCGAGCCGGGTCTGCCGCTGCCGGTCGATCACGTACCGGCCGGCGGGGATCCACTCGATATCGCGTCGGGGTATGCCGATGCCCTGCCACAACCGAACCTGCGTCGCCTCCGAGTTGATGCCGTGCCGGCCGATCGGCACGTCGACGAGCTCGACCGACGCCGAATACCGAACCTCGGCGGTACGGTCCGGCGTCACGTTCGCCGCGCCCACCTGCGCAGGCGTCCACGACTGCCCGCCGTCGTTACTCCACTCAGCGCGCGCCGGGCGGCGGGTTGCCTGCGGCAGCGCCGCGAGCGCCTCGGGTGAGATCGGCAGCATCAGGTGACACCGTTCGTCGACAGCGCGGCGTACGAGGCGTACGAGCCCGTTACGGCGTCATAGGTGGCGAACGCACTCGCTACCGAGTCGTACGACCAGCCCGGCGCCCGCATCGGCTGTCCGGCAGTGTCCGGGCGGGCGATCGGCTGGATAGTCCAGGAGAACCGGTATCCCTCGCTGCTGCCGAGCTTGCCCGTCGGTGTCGGCCCGCTGATGTCGCCTGGCACGTGGAAGCTGTCGGGGAACAGGTAGCCGCGCCGTGCCTGCGCGAGCAGCACACCCGACCGCAGCAGCGACCGCATGCGGTCGACGTCCTCGGGCGGTACGTCGACGGTCACCTGTACGGCCTCGGCGGAGTGCTCGTCATACGCGATGGCCGGATACGGCGAGCCGGCGACGTCGGTCGTCTCCTGCCGAGCTGTTGACGTTGCCCCCGACCACTCGACGAGCATGACCGGCAGCGAAAGCCCGGGTTCGTCGATGCTCTTGACCCAAAGATCACGATCGTCGCCCGGCTCGGGCGCGGGCACCTCGACGGCGAGCGACGTTGTCGTGCCCCATGTGCCATCGGCGTACTGCGGTGTCGCGGTGTAGGTGATCGCAACACCGAGCGGCGCCTCGTGGTCGTAGGCAGTGCCAACGCCCTCGACCGCCCAGGCAAGGTCGGCCGAGCGCACAGGAACGGGCCCGCCGCCGCCCGGGTCGGTGCGCACGATGCGTACCTTCCGGACGGCGGCGACGGACGGCAGGGGGGTGCCTTCGGTGTAGTCGACCGAGAGCGTCACCCCTGCCCACAGCGGGTCGACGATCGCAGCGAACCAACCGTCGGGCGACACGACGCGCGTCGGCGGCGTGATCTGCGGCGCCGCCGGATTGACGATCATCGGCATGTTCGTGCCTCCCTCACTTCGCGCCGGCGCGGGCCCGGCGACGGACGTCGGCGAGTCCCTCGTCGACCCGGTCGTCGACGTACGCGTCGAACTCGGCGCCGTTGACGACCAGGCGTAGCCGCTGCCCGGGCTGCAGCCCGGGCGACTGCCCTGCCGGGCGCTGCGCCGTGGTGACCGGCACGACCGCCGCCGAGGTCGCGACATCGGCCATGCGAGAGGCAGCCGAGGCCACCGCGGGCAAGGTGCGCGTCATGCCTACGACCACGCCGGCGCCGACCTGCGCGCCCACCTGATCGCGCATGACCCGCGACGGAGACTTGATCTTCAGCGACTTCTTGATGCTCTTCACGAGCCCGGCGCCGAGCTTGTCCATCTGCGCCTGCAGCTCGGCCTCTTGCGCTTTGAGCCCGGCGAGGAATCCTCGGCCGGCTTGCTTGCCCGAGTCGTACATGGCGTCGGCCATGCTGTTGCCGTACGACGCCGACAGCTTCGCCCCGCTCTTCGCGAGCTTGTTGAGCCGCCCGATCTGCCCGGCGCTCGCGCCGCGCAGTTGATGCGCGAGGGTCGACTCGGGACCCATCGCGACGAGCTGGCCGATCAAGTCCTGCGACAGTCCGCGCTTTTGCAGGGCGACGATGTCCGACTGAAACGACTTGAGCGTGCCCTGCCGGGTCTGCAGGCCCGCGATCACGCCCGAGACGCCGTTCGCCTCTGCCAGGTTGCCGAGCCCGAGATAGTCGGCCGCCGTCTTCTTCTGATCGGTCGCCGTCTGGCGAGCTGCGTCGATCCTGCCGCTCAGCGCATCCCGGCGCTTCGCGAGCGCCTGCAGCTTGGCCGAAGTCGCATTCGTCGACGAGGCGAGGCGCCGACCTGCGCCGCCAGCCGCTTTCAAGTCCTCGGCGAGCGACTTCGCCGCCCTCGCGATGTCCGACGCACTGCCAGTGAGCGACTTCGAGAACGACCTGATGTCGCCCGGCAGCTCGCCCCGCGCCTTCGCTCGAACCTTCGCCGCGCTCGTGCCTTTGGCGAACCCGCGGGCGGTGAGACCGGCCGCCATGCCGAGCGACGTCTTGTGGTCGTAGACCTCGGTGTCGCCGCCGCCGAAGCGGATCAGTTCCGGGCCACGTTCGCCCACCCATGCCAGTTCGCCGCGCTTCGGCCGCCCGCCGTTGGCGTATCCGCCGGGGCGGTTGTAGGCGCGCGACACGCTGCCGTACGTCGCGAGGGCGTACTTGAGCGAGGCATACACGTTGGCCAATGGGTCGTAAATGCCGCGAGAGCGCAACTTACCGGCGTAGTGGTTGAAAGTCGCGCCGATCGTCTGCATCAACCCGCGCGACGGATCGCCTCTCTTCGCGTTTATGTCCCATTTGTTGATGGCGTGGGGATTCCCGCCGCTCTCCTGGTTCATCCGCCGCAACACGACTGGCAGCAGCGATGCAGGCTGGCCGGCCAACCTCAATGCCTGCAGTACGACCGGAGCCCACCGAGTCACGTTCTTCCCGAACATGAACTGCTCGGCGAACTTCTCGAGCCCCTTCGCCTTCCTGGTGACGAGCCCCGAGAACAGATTCTTAACGCCGTTGACGACCTTGTCTTTCAGGGCGCCGAGCATCTTGGTCGGAACCTTCGCGAGTACCTGCGCCCAGCGCGACGAGCCGATCTGCGTGATCTTCTCGCGAATCCAACCCGTCGCCGCGGACCACGCCTTTCCCGGATTCGTGATGAAATCCGTTGCCGTGCCGATGACGCCGCCGTCGGCCATGAGCTGAGTACCGGCCGCCTGCCACAGCGACCGCGCCCTCGGGCGGTATTTCGGATCGGTCGGGATCACGAATTCGGGATGACGCGGGTTGCCCTCGCCGACGATCGCCGTCGGCTTACTGACCCGCATCGGCTCGGCCGGACTCCAGCCGTTTCCGACCGTGCCACCCTGCGCGAGCAGCTTCGGCGCCGACGGCAGCTTGTCGAGCCCGACAAAATCCGCAACCTTATCCCAAACTGCTTTAATTCCACGCGAATATACCCATTTGATGATGAAGTTCACCGGCTCTGCGGCGATGGACTTCACCTTTTTCCAGGCCAGTTCGATGCCGTCCCTCGCAGTCTCGAACGCGCCTGCAAAGAGCCCGACACCCTTCTTCCCTGCGTCGAGTGCAGGCTTCAGCCCCTTCGTCCACAGCCACGACGCGACTGCGCCGATCCCCTCGAACGCGGGCTTGATCGCGCTGCGGTACAGCCACGTGCCGACCGTGCCAAGACCGCGGATCGCCGCCTTGGCGAAGTCAAGGTTCGGCTTGATGATCGAGGTGTACAGCCACGACACAACCGTGCCGATGCCTCGCATCGCAGGCTTGATCGCCGAGTTGTAGAGCCACGATCCCGCCGCGCCCAGCGCGCGGAACGCCGCCATAGCGCCGCTGATCACAGGCTTGATGATCGAGTTCAGCAGCCACTGACCAACGGCAGCGATTCCTCGGAAGGCAGGTTCAATGGCGGCAGACCAGAGCCACGACGCGACCGCGCCGAGCGCCCGAAACGAGATGACGAGCGGTGCGATCACGGCGACCGCGACGATCGCGAACATGACCTTTGCCGCCGTGCCGATGAACGAGAACACGGGCGACAGCACGTTCGACCAGAGCCATGACGCCGCCGTGCCGACCGCTCGCAGTCCGGCCATGAGGTAGCCGAGCCCCGGCTTCAATGCCGAGTTCCACAGCACGGCCCAACCGGCCTTGATCCCGGACCATGCCGCCTGAACAATCGCCCGGAACCGATCCGACTTGTTGTACGCGACGACCAGGGCGGCGCCGAGAGCGAGTACGCCCGTGATGATCAGCCCGACCGGGTTCGCGCGCATGACCGCGTTGACGATGCCCTGCGCGATGGCAAACCCGCGCGTCACGGCGGTCGCAGTGAGGATCACAGCGCGGTACGCGCTGAACGCGGCTGTCATCCCCCATGTGGCGATGGTGGAGATGCCAGCCGTGATCGCGATTCCTCCGATCGCGACGCCGAGCGGGATGAGCCAAGCGCCGTACTCCCGCACCCACTGCACGCCGCCGGCGAACGCGTCGCCGACGCCCCTCGCGGCTGGCACGAGGACGTTGACCAGGGCGCCGCCGACGGTCTGCGCGGGCGGCAACACGTACTCGTTCAGGAACCCGCCGAACGACTTGAGCGCGGGCAGCGCGTACTTGTCCGCGAAGTCGGCGAGCCCCTGCAGTGCCTGCCGCTTGAACACCTCGATCTGATTCGAAGCGGTGTTGTGCAGCGTCTTGCCCATCTTGTCGGCCGCGCCGCCGACTTCACCGAGCCCCTTCGCCGCCGACGACGGGTCCATCGCGAGCAGCGCCGAACCGAGATCCTCGGCCTGCGTGCCGAACAGTTGTACGGCGATCTGCGACTGCAGTACCGGGTCCTTGATCCCGCGCAGCCGGTCGAGGGTGAGGTCGAGCACCCCGTTCGCCGCCTTGCCGCCCTTGGCGAACTTGGCGGCCATGTCGTCGGCGTTGAGCCCGAGCGCCTTCCAGCCGTCGGCGGTCGTCTTGCTGCCGTCGACGGCCCGAATGCTGAATTCCTTGATCGCGTCGGCTGCGACGTCGCCGTCGCGGGCGCCCGCCTGCAGCGCCTGATTGATCAGACCGATCGCGGTCGCGCCGTCGAGCCCGGCTTTCCTCCATTGGGTGCTGTACTCGTTGACCGTGTCGATCAAGTCGCCGGCCTTGTCGGCGCCTGACTGGAACCCGGCCGTGAGCAGATCGAACCCGGCCTTGCCGTCCTTGACGAGCCCGGTCCGGATGAGCTGCCCGACAGCCTTTGCCGACTCGCCGACGTCGGCGTCGAACGTCTCGGCGAGGTTCAGCGCCGCCTTGCTGAGCCCGGCGAGTTCCTTCTTCGGGGCGTTAATCGAGGCGACGCCGTTCTGTGCGAGCGCCTTGAGCGAGTCGTTCACCTGGTCGATCGACTCGCCGTACCCCTTGGCGTAGACCGAGCCCGCGACCTTCCCGGCGCGCGCCGACTCCTTCTCGCTGAGCCCGAGCTGCGCGCCCAACTTCGCGTTGCTCTTGTCCTGCTCGACTGCCTGCGCGAATCCGGCAGCGAAGAGCGCGCCAGCCCCGGCCGCGACACCGGCGGCGCCCACCTTCACGGCGCCGCCGAGTCCTGAGAGGAACCCGCGGCCGGACTGCCGCCCGGCGACCGTGCCTGCGTTCGCCGCCTCGCCGACGATCTGCCGCTCGAGGCGCCGGCCGAACCCGCGTGCCTCGGGGACGACCGAGACGTATCCGACGCCGACCTCGACCGACATGCTCATTCCCCCTTCGCGCGGGCGACGATGTGCTCGTACGCGGCCCGAGCGCGCTGCCGCCTGGCCTCTTGGTCCGCTGCGGTGTCCTCAGGCAGCCGGTCGCCCGGCCGCCATGACGGCTCGGGCCACGGGATCGGGGACTTCTTCGGATCACGGTTGGCGTTGATGAACGCGACGAGCAGCAGCTCGACGAGGTCGCGCGTGTCCGCGGCCGCGTAGTGGAGGTGCGACCAGTGGTGCCCGTTCGCGGCCCGGACAGTCGCCGAGTCGGGCGGCAGGTTCTCGACCAGGACACGCAACTTGCGCAGCGTGATGCGGCCGCGCCAGTAGGCGGCGAGCGGGTCGCCGCCGTAGTACCGGATGAGATCCGCCTCGACGGCCTCGGGGTGATCGCCGAGGACGTCGAGCACGGTGTACGTGTAGGTGTCGACGGCGCCCTCGCCGTCGCTGCCTACCTCTTCGTAGGGCGGTGCTTCTGCACCGTTTCCTGCGCCTCCGCACGCACTGCCACGTACACGAGCACGAGCGAGTTCGCGTCACCGCCGCTCTTCACATACGCGTCCCACTGCTCGCCGAGCAGCACCCGGGCTTTCCCGCCGTCCGTTTCGGCGGCGTCGATCTCCTTCGTCAGGTCGTCGTCCATGAACAGCGGGTGCGGAAACGTGTAGATCTTCCCGTCATCGGTCTCGACCTCGACGAGCTCGCCGCCGACGGCCTCGGCATACGACGCCTTGACGGCGGACAGCTTGAACCGCGCGCGGTTGGGTTTCGACATGGCTGTACCTCTCTCGGGTGAGCGCTGCGGGTGAGCATCACGAGGGCGAGGGACGGTCGGGGCTCACCCAGAACCGCCGTCCCTCGCCCGATCAGGGGGTGTTACGGGGTCGGGTTGAATGCCCTCCAGCCCGGCCCGTCGACCCAGTTGCGGCACGCGGTGCTCAGCGTGCTGTCGCGGTAGGCGTTGAATGTGACCGGCCGCTGCGTCTCCGAGCTGCGCGCCCACTGCTCGTCGTCGCGGCTCGTCAGGCGGGCGCGCGGGAAGAACTTCACGACGTAGATTTCGAGACCGGCGTCGTTGAAGTCGAGCCCGATGAAGAGCAGCCGCCGGTAAGGGTTCTTCGGGGTTGACGCGCGGTCCCACTGCCACGCCGTACCGATCGCGGGCAACGCGCCCGCGCCGGACAGCGGCAGCCCCTCGTACAGGGCGACCGTCGCGGCGTTGGTTTCCTGCGGCGCGAACTGAGCGCTCAACACATCCGACTCGACGTCCGAGCGGGTCGGCTCGCTCGCCTGCGACGAGGTGACGTCGGACATGGACAGATCGCCGGTGAACGTCACGCCGTCGTCGGTGGTGTAGCCGACCGGTACGTATCCGGTCGGGATCGCGGCGAGGCTGCCGTCGGTCGTGCTGAACGGCGCAGAGATCGCGGCGACGCTCATGTCGGCAGCGAACACGGCTTGCGTCAACTGCTTACGGATGTACTCGGCGTGCAGCCCGGTTTCGAGCGACACCGGGGGCGGTGTGGTCATGCTGTGTCCCTCCATGGGAAACCCCCGGCCGCGGCGCGGTCCGGGGGCGAGTGGTCAGAGTGGCGGGTGAGCCGGCGATCAGGGATCGAGGCGGGCGCCTCGCAGCGACACCTCGACGGCGAACGCGACGCGGTCTTGCCCCGACTCGGGGTCGGGCAGCGTGTTCGGCCCGCCGACCTCGGCGACGTCATACGCCACGGCGCCCCTCCATCCCGGCATCGCGAACAGAAGCGCGCGGGCGAGCGTGGCGAGGTCGGTCGCCGCCTCTTCCGACTCGCCCCAGCACTGCACGTCGATCCGCGGCCGGTCAGTGACGAGGTCCAGGCGGGCGCCGCCGACCCGCTCGAGCCGGATGAACCGCGGCGGCCGCGGATCGGGCACGCGGGTGCCGACGGGCAACCCGGCGCCGCGAGCGACGAGCGCCCCGTGCAGGTACGCTCGCACGACCGCCACGCCATCCGGGAACCCGATCGGGGCAGCCATTACTCGGCCGTCCGAGCGGCGTCGAGGGCGCGCAGCAGCGCCCGCCGCGACACCTCGGGGTCGCTGGTCGAGTAGTCGCCGATCACGGCGCCGCGCACACGGTGCTCGCCCGCGTCGACGTCGGTCCGGAACTGCCCGCCCGACCCGTCGGCCCGTGCCGCGGCGCTCGCAGCCGCTTCGACGGCCCGCGTCTTCCGCTCGATCAGCGCCCGCGTCTGCGGGGTGCGCAGGAACGTCGCGATGTTCCTGCGGTTCGGTACGAACCTCGATCGGGCCACGGCTGATCACCCCTCGACTGTCTTGAGCCTGATTTCGTAGTGATGGAACTCGACCGGAGTGTGCGCCGGTCCGGGCGGGCCGATCACTTCGAGGTCGAGCCCGTTCCAGTGCACGCGCGCCGAGCCGTACACCGTGAGCGGGCGGCCGTCGACGTCGACCGGATTGCAGATCATGAGCCATTCGCCGATCTGTGCGTCGCGCTGGTCGGTGTTCTCGGCGCCCGTGTTCTGCTGCAGCCACGCGTCGACCTCGGCGTGCGTTGTCGCGGCTGGCGACCAGTCGGCGACCGTGTTGCCGTATCGATCCATCCGGCTGCCGGGGTGCTCGACGTCGACGAGGTGCGGCAGCATCGATTCGGGGATCACAGCAACCGCCGTTCGTAGCAGGCCGGGTCGGGGCGCCAACCCGGCAGCCCCTCGTCGACGAGCCCGAGCGAGTACGCGGCGTCGGCGTCCGGGTCGGTGACGTCCTCGGGCGCGAGCTGTGCTTTCTCGTCGTCGGTGAGGTACAAACCGCCGTCCTCGCCGAGCGACTCGGAGTACTGGCCGATGGTGCGCTGCCTGTAGCCGCCCGGATTGGCCATGACCCGGCGGACGACGGACACTGCGATCGCCTTGAGCGTCGCCGGGTCCGGCTCGTATCCGGCCGGGATGTACCGCCGCATGAGCGCCGACGCGTCGTCGAGGTACGCCTCGACCTGCGCCCGCCGCGGGCTGCCCTCGGCGAGGGTGACGGCGGCGCGCGCCTCGTAGTCAGCGACCGTTGCGAACGCCGCCACCGCCCTACTCCTCCCGCTCGACGATGCCGGCCGCCTCGCAAGCTGCGATGATGTCCTCGCGGTTCGCGTCGGCGGCGAACTCGACGTCGTGCTGCTGGGCGAACGCCCGCCATGCGTCGATGCCCGAGCCGCGGCCCGAGCGAGGCGGCGCCTCGACGTCCGAACCGCCGCTCTCGTCTGCGGGCGCCTCGGCCGGCTCGGCGCCGTCGGTCCACGCGTGGTCGCCGATCCGCTTCGCGACGTCGGCGGGCACCTGGCTGTCGGGCCCGTACGCGACGCCGTCGACGTGAACGTACGCGATCAGTCGCCGGCTCATGCGATCACCTGCGCCTTGAACGTCAAGTTCGGCTCGCGCAGGACCGGCATACCGACCGCCGCTGCGTGCGTCCACAGCCGTACCGGGTCCTTCGTCTTGAACGTCGCGGCCACGATGCCGGGCTGCTCGCTTGCGACGAGCGAGTACTCATCTTCGAGCGCCTCGGCGGTCGTGCCGAGCAGCGTCGCGCCGAGATCGGTCGGCTGCGCCGCGGTGGTCGCGCCCGGCTCGGGCAGCAGCGCGATCGCGTTCGCCGGCGTGATGCGGGTCGACACGCCGTCGACCTTGATCTGCGCGTCGTACAGCTCGATCGGCGGCAGACCCATCGATTCGAGCACGGCGTTCACCTGGTCGCGGTTGACCATCGGCGCCGTGCCCGCAGGCGCGAGCGGGAACACCTGCCGAATCACCTGGTCGCACTGCCGCAGGTGCTGCAGTACAGCCTTCGGCATCAAGATCACGGCTGGTGCGACGCCGTTCGTGTCGCTGTACGTCTGCACCCACGACTCAAGGTCGTCGATCGGCGTCGCGTTCGCGTGATCGGACCACAGCACGGCGGCGACGACCGAGTGCGCGGCCGCGCGGCCAAAGTCGACGGTCTGCTGCAGCTCAGTGATCGGCGCCTGCGCGTTGACGAGCGTCTGCCCGCGAACGACCTCGAAGCGGGCGCCGATGTTACGGGCGATGCGCTGCGCGTCGCGCGCGATGAACGGCAGCGCGTCGTCGCGCTGCAGCTTCCGAATGCGCAGCCGGTCGTACTCGTTCAGCAGGATCTTTTCGGAGATCGGGGGCAGCTCGCCCATGACCTTGCCGATCCCCTCGCGGCGGCCGATCTTCGACTCGGCGTCCCACGACCGGTATGACGCGGTCTCGGCGAGCCCGCCGCCGCCTTTGGTGAACTCGTATGCGATGTCGTCGACTTCGACGTTCGGCAGCCACCGCGACAGGGTGAAGCGGTTCACCTGCAGGTCGGCGAGCGCAGCCCGGATAAGACCGGTCAGCTCGGTCGGCTCGATGAACTCTGTGTCGAGAGTCCAGCTCATCTCAGATCATCCCCTCTCAGACGAACCGGATCGAGCCGGCGACGTCGGTCTTACCGGCGGCGTCGACAGCAACGGGCAGCCGTGACTCGCGCACCTTGCCGTGCGTGAGCATCGCGGCCGCCGGGTCGATTGTGTTGTCGGTGGGCGCCTTGACCGCGGCGAAAAGGAACCCCACGAGGGCCTGCCGTCCGTCGGTCGCGGCGTTGTCGTATGGCCCGTACTTGCCGCCGGTCGTGATGCGCCCGAGCGGGATGCCCGACTTGAAATACCCGTCGGGGTAGTGGGTGGCCGGGGTGAACGTGCTCGTGTCGAGAGCGATCGTCTCGGTCGCGTCCGTGCCGTGCGCGGACCCGAGCCACGACTGATCGTCCGACCCGAACTGCTCAGTCGTCTGACTGAGAATCATGGTCAATCCTCCGTGTGGTCAGCTCTTGTCGGCGCCCTTGCCGAGCAGCGAGGCGTACAGCTCGCGACCGGCAGCCACGCCGCCGCCCGAGCCCCTACCGCTGCCCCTGCGGGCGCCCTGGTCGAATCCGCGGCCGCGGCGGCGCTTGTCGCGCCCGCTCTCGCGGTCGTCGTCCTCGTCGTTCTTGTCCTTGTCGGACCGCTTCGGGGCGAGCCGGTCGACGAGCTCGGCGATCCCGTCCTCGTCGACTTCGCCCTCGTCGTCGACGTAGCGCCGCAGGTTGACGTCGTCGGCGACGTCCTTCGCGTTGTCGAGTCGGCCCGTCGCTGCGGCGAGGAATGCCGAGCGGGCGACTCGTTCGCCTGCCTTGACGCGCTCTTGCGCCACTGCGGCCGCGACCGCCTCGTCGACTTTCTTGTCGGCCTCGTTCATGCCCTCGCGCCTGATCTTCGCGAGTTCCTTCGCGGCGCTGGCGTTCGCCTTCGCGCGAGCCTCGTGCTTCTTCGCGAGTGCCCTCCACTTCGCCGCGTCTGCCTTGTGGTCGACCTTGTCGTCGCCGCCCTGGTCGTCGTCGGCGTCGCTCTCGTCGGCGTCGTCATCCGTGTCGGAGTCGTCGCCGTCGTCTTGGTCGCCGCCGTCGTCCTCGGCGCCGCCGAGGATCGGCCACACGGGGTACAGCTCGGTGGAGTCTTCGCCGGGGCGAGCCGTGCGCCACCCGAGGGCGAGCTGCCCGGTCCGGGGATGGCGAGGCAGAGTGCGCGTGCGCATGGTGGTGTCTCCCGTGTCGGGTTGGGGTGAGCGTGAGGTGCGCCGTGTCGGCGCGGGAATCACGAGCCGGGAATGTCGTCCGGCCCGGTGAACTCGTGACGGCGTACGGCCAGCAGCGGCCCGTATTCGCCGTGTTCGCGGGTGATGATGACCTGCCGGTAATCCGGCGCGCGGCCGCCGGCATCCGAGGCGCCGACGCCCTTCGCGACCGCGTCGTGCGCCTCGCGCAGCAGCCGCTCGTCGATGATCTGCCCCGGGTCCTTGTTGCCGACGAGCGGCTCGACCTTGCAGTCGCAGCCCGGATGAATCGGCATGAGCCGCTCGACCCGGTACCGCTGCGTCGCCGCGATCGTGCACAGCGCGCAGTTCGCCGAGCCGGTGAGCCGGCGCCGGAAGAACTTCGCGCCGCTCCGCTGCATGCACTGCTGCGCGGCGTGCGTGCGGGCGAGCTGTAGGTCGGTCTCGGTGATGCTGAGCAGCCGCGTCCGCCCCTCGGCGACTGCCTGCGCGTAGCCCTTGCCCCGCGCGAGCGCCGTCCACGTGGTGACGAACGGGCGGGTGTAGACCTCGGCCGGGTCCACACCGCGCAGCGCCTCGTCGAGGGCGACGCCAGTCGGTGCCGCGGCGCTGCCGAGCATGTCCGCGATCATCGCCGACAGGTACGCGTCGGTGATCTGCCCCATCGTTTGCTGTGCGGCGAGCACGGTCGGCAGCACTTGCTCGATGAACGCGGCCGCCTCGGCGTCGCGGTAACTGCCGAGCGAGTCGAATGCGTCGAGCACGAACGAGATCACACGGTTGCGCAGCGACGTCGACAGTGCGTCGTACCGCTCGGTGAGCGCCGCGTGCAGCGCCTCACCCACCGGTCGCCCCCTGGTCGTCGACGTTGCCTGCGGTCGGCGCCGGGTTCGCGGGCAGCAGCGAGGCGGCGAGCAGCTTCGCCGCGGCTGCGCTCGAACTGATGCGGCGTACCTGTTGCGGTGTCTCGCCGAGCCGCTCGGCGATGACGTCGAGCGGGTAGCCGATGCTCGACAGCTTCGTCGCGGCGTCCGCCATGACGGCCGGGCTCAGGTACTGCGGGTCGGCCCAACGCACCGTTGCTTCGGTGTAGTCGGCGGTCACGCCAGCCTGCGCCGCCGCCAGCGACATGACGTCTTCGAGCCCCTCGCCGAAACTCGCGATGTGCTCGCGGCACTTGGCGACGTGCATGAGGTCGAGGGCGGCGACCGTGTCGGCAGAGATGTTGATCAGGTCGCTCGCGTAGTAGTACGCGGGTGTCTGCGACAAGATCAGCATGTCGCGCACGTCGCTCTCGTGCTCCTTCAGGAACCCTGTCAGGTCGGTCGCGTCGAGCTGCCCGAACTGCGCGTTCTCACCCTCGGACACCCACACCGTGTTGGGTCCGGGCGTGAACGGCTGCTCGACGACCTTGATGCCGGTCGCCTGGTCGACCTTGCGCGCGAACTTGTGCCCGCGCACCCACTTCTGCCGGAATCCCGAGTACCGGCTCGCCGCCATGCGGTTGAGCACGCCGAGGTTGACCCGGTCCTGTGTGTCCATGACGCACGCGAACTCGGGCTCGGGGTGCTCGCCGAGGTCGGGCATCCGGGCGAACTCGACGAGCGGCAGTCGACCGAGGTCGTGCGGCTCGCCGTCGTCATGCTCGCCGTCGTACTCCCACGAGTCCGGGCCCCACGGCAGCCGGTGCCCGCACGGCTGCGTCGTGCGGTACGGGAACGACCGGTCGTCGTAGTACACCCGCGCGTATCCGTACCCGTCGATCTCGTTCGTGTACGCCTTCAGCCCGACATGCGGCTCGCCGGTCTCGGGGTGATGCTCGACGATGCACTCGCTCGGGTGCTCGGCCGTGATGAGCGGGCTCGGCCGCCGGCTTTCCTCGACGCGCGTCGGGTGCGGACCGACGAGCATGTACCCGACCGACCGCGCCATGCTGCTACGCCATACGAGTTTCTGCCGCGAGTCGAGGCGGTTCGCCTGCCACCAGCGCGCGGCGTTGTCATCGGGTGTGCCGTCCGGTCCGGTCACGCCGAGCGCGAGCAGCCGGTGCACCGAGGCGTTCGCGATCAGCCCGCAGAAGTTCGTGCGAGCCTTCCTTTGGAAGTCGAGGAACGCGGCCTCGGCGTTCCTCGGCAGCTCGGGCAGTGGCGGGCGGCCGCGGTAGTACATCCACCACCCTTCGAGCACACCCTGCCGCTTGCGCAGCCGGCGCCCGAGACGCAGCAGCATGTAATCGGGGTTGTCGAGATCAGGTGTCTCGTCGAGCACGGTCGCCCCCTCTCTGTCAGAACGTGCCGCCGAACATCTCTTCTTCTTCGGCCGCGACACCCTTCGCGATCGCGTCGAGGCGGCACTGCCACGCGAGCACGGCGGCGACCGCGGCGTCGATCTTCTTCGGGCTGTCGGGGTGCGGCTTGGCGATCTGCAGGCCCGAACGACCGGGCCGGCGCCGGGCGTTGCACAGGTGCCTCACGATCGCCGACGAGGCGTCGTGCGTGAGTTCGCCCTCGGTCAACGAGGTGTGGAACTTGTCCAGTGCCCGCACGATCAGCACGCTGCGGCCGCCGGTCATCCACCACTCGATCGGATGGTTCCGGGTCGCCTGCACCTGCAGGCGCGGCCCGTATGCCGCTTCCCAATCGGCCACGTGGCTTTCCCACTTGGCGGGGTCGGCGTACATGCCGACGACGTCGTACGTCGCGAACGCTTCGTGCACCGCGGCGAGCACCTCGACGACGGGCACCTGCCAACCCTCGCCGGCCTTGCCCTCGGGCTGCTCCCACACGCCGATCGTGAACAGGTGCCCGTCGGACAGCCGGCAGCCGATCAGCGCGGTCGCGTCGGTCACCTTGCGGTTGCGCTTCCGCGAGCCGTCGAACCCGAGCACGATGCGGTCGCCGGGCTGCACGGCGCGGTTGAGGTCGGACGCCGCCCGCACTTCGGGCTCGGACAGCCACGCGTCGGCGGCGTGCGTGACCTGATTCAACAGGTCGCCCCGCAGATCCTGCGGCTCATTCGAGGTGTCCCAGAACTCAGACATGAGTCGCTCGATCGGCGACCAACCCGGCTCGCACGGCGGGTCGTGCAGCACGCACCCGTCGGGGTGATCGCTGCTGTCGCCGTACGCGTACCGCAGCCCGGCGACGAGGGACTGCTCGTCGGTCAGATCGGTCTCGGGCGGCGCCTCACGGTGGTCGACGAGGATGCCCCGCGCCCGCGACCGCCCGTCGATGATCGCCTGATAGGCGGCCGCCGACGTCTCGGCGACGGATTCCTCGCCGGGCGTGTACGCGTTCGGCGTCTCGATCAGCGACCCGCCGAGCTTGGCGGCGTTGAGACGCATCACCTTCGCGAGGCGTACGCCGCCGTTCGAAGCGGTCCATGTCTCGGTCTGATCGAGCGACGCGAAACAGGCGGGATCGCCCTTCGTCGACGTCGCGCTCGACGTGATCGGGGAGATCTCGCCGCGCGGCAGATAGACCACGGTGTCGAGGCATTCGAGCCCGTAGTCGGTCGACAGCGACCCGCCGCGCGCCATCTCCAGCAATGGCAGCCACGTGTTGTCAGTCTGCGCCTCGGTCACGGCGGCGATACGCACGAGCGGCGTACGGATCGAGTGCCACGGTCGGCCGACCGGCTCGCCGTACGCATCGAACCCGGCGCCGACCACATCGGCGCACGCCTCGGCGAGCGCGATCGCCCCGACGAACGGGCTCTTGCCCCACCCTCGCGGCCGCGACAGCAGCCCGCGGTGAATCACCCGCCGGCCGGTGACCGGGTCGACCTCGTAGTACCGCAGCAAGAACTCGGCTTGCTCGGCGGTCGGCAGGAATGGTGCGGGGTCGTCGACGTCGCGGCCGGGCTGCGCGAGGTTCTGCATCATCCAGTCGAGGACGTAGTACCCGAGCGTCGGCCGCTCGCCCTCGTACTCGGGGCCGCGCCACGGCATGACGCCCCCTCGCTACGTACTCTTGCCCGGCTCGGTCCGCCCGCCGTTGATCGAGCGCAGGTTGCCGTACCGCTCACGCGCCGACGGAACGCCCGAGCTGCCGCGCCCCTGGTCGGCGCCGTCCGCCTCGGCGAACACCATGCGCAGCCGCGCCCGGTCCGCCGGCGTCGCCCCGAACGCCGCGACGCGCAGCCGCAGTTCGGCCGCCGCCGACAGATCGCCGCGCCACAGCCGGGCGTGAATCAGGGCGGTGTCGAGTAGGTACTGCCAGTCGGAGGACCCGAAGTGCTCAGCCTGCGGCGAGTCGATCCACATCTGCCACCACTCGCGTGTGCGCTCGGGCCATACGAACTCGACGAGCTGCTCGTCGCGCTCGATCCGGAAGTCGGGCAGCTCGGGCGCTTCGGCGCGCTCCCACCGGAGTACGGTCTGCGGTACCGCTTCCTTGTTCCGGCGCTGCCGCCGGTTCGGATCCTTCGGCGCGGGCCCGTTGCCTGCCATGGATCTACCTCCAATCCGTGCACGCGTGTCGAGTGCGGTAGGTACGGTGCCCCTGTGGAACTACCGGGGGTAGCGGCGCTTTGGACAGTTGGGTCATTCCTGCTTGGTCAGGGTGTTGTATTCGGAGGCGTGCTGATCAACAACGCCGCTCAAGCGCGACGGGAGCAGACGGCGCGGGATGCCGAAAGGAAGCGGACCCACGCCGAACGGCGGGAAGCCTTCGAGCTTGCTCACTTGCAAGATTTGCACACGGAGTTCTCCGAGCTGCTGCTCGTCGCCGAGACGCGCGTCTTGCAGTGGTGCAGGTGGCTCAGGATGCTCGGCACACCTGGGGAAGACCTGGATCGAATCGCAAGCTCGCTGAGCGAGCCAGAACGCGTCGCGAAACTGCATCTTGGAAAGATCAACCGGCTTGCCGGGCTTGTCATCCCTAACGGCCTGCGCAACCGAGTGCTAAGCGCCTGCGCGCAGTACGAACGCCTTCGAGAGGAGGTCGTGAACGACGGGCCCGAAAAAACACAGGCTGCCTTGCCGGGCGTGATTGCCCAGCTTCACGCCGCGCAGAGTGAGGTCGCCGAGCGGATCAGGGAGATCTACGTATCGGCCGAGAACCTGCCCGGAACTACAGCAGCCCGTCAATAACCCGCTGCAGGTCGCCGAGGCGCTGCGGCGCCCCGCCGAACGTTTGCCCCGTGACTGCGATGTACCGGCCGTCGGCATACAGCTCGACCGTGCCGTCGCCGAGCCGCAGTCGGCGCCCCGCGCCGCCCGCCAGCCGACCATGCCCCCAAACGTGCAGCCCATCGCCACTCGTCGACACCTCGACCCACGACGAGTCGCCGACCGCGTCGAGTACGTTGCGCGCCCAACCCGCTACCGTGCCCTCGTCGTCGAGGCAGTGATCGAGGTCGAGGCAGACGACGCCGTCGCCGTCGAGGACGAACCCGAGCCCGGCGCCCGTCGTCGAGCGGGCAGCCTCGCGGTACCGCGACCAGGTCGACGGGTCTGTGCTGCTCGCAGTCGCGCCGCCGACAGTGACCGGCACCTTCCGCACGGTGCGCCGGATCCATCGTGCCCGGCTCGTGAGCTCGGCCGGGATCGTGCGGCTCTTCCGGTGAGCAGCAGCTCGGCAGGCTGGCCTACAGAACCGCGCGTGACGCCGAGCCGTGATCGGCATCGGTCCGTCGCAGTACTCGCAGCAGCGCCTCGTCGTCATGGGTCCATGATATCGCGGCGTACGCTTTTAGCGCTGTGACCTGCATGTATCAGGTTCGTATCGGGAGTGCGGCAGGCTGAGAGGCGATCTGCGGCCCCTCAACCGCGCGCCATCAAATCAGCCTGCCGCATCCCTGCCCGCCCGCCAGCGGACCGCCCGCGCCCCGCAGCGCGGCCGTTTTCCCCAGACCCGTACAGACCGACAGCCGCAGCACCTCCCGAGGCTCCGATGGGGTGGGGAGGGGAGTCACACCCCACCCCTATCCAGGGGGCGCTGTGATCATCGGGCAGTTCTGTGCCACTGCCCATGCGAGCAGCATGTTTGCGAGGTCTACCCAGCCGCGCAACCAGGCGATACCTGCCGCAGCGACGAGCAGTCGGCATGAAGACCTCGGCGACAGGTCGCCAGATGTCCACGTTCGTCGCCTGAGAGATTCGATCTTTGCCGCGAGGTGTTCAGCCTCGTCGTCTCGGGCGGCGTCGAGGCTACGGAAAGCGCTGTCCGCTGCCTCTTTTGGACCGCCGAGGGCGCGCAGCCACTTTTCGCCAGGTGAGGAACCCATGCGTGGCTCGTTCGGATGCTCGCCTTCAACGACGTACCTGCGTTGCTCGCTCAAGGTGTCCGGTTCTGTGAGCCGCAGCCAGGCATCACGCAGTGTCTCGCCGATGTTCGCTGCCTCGTCCATCTCGCGCAGATCAAGGTGTTCGCTGCGGAGCGTCTGTGTCCACAGCTCATCGAGGGTGAGCACGTGGAAGACTCCAACGATCCACTGCTGTGAGGTTGCTGCGTCGTGTAGGTCTTCGGCGCTCATGGCTCACGCTCCCGTGCCGGCCCTTGCTATCAGGGGACTGCGTTCGGGTCGGACGTGCGCGCGGGGGTAGGCCATCAGGGTCACGTCTAGAGCCACCCGGGGTGCCGCTCGGGCGGCCGCTGCCTGCGCACTGCCCAGCGGGCGGCGTTGCCCTGTCGGCTGGTCTTGCGTGCGTGGCACTCGCGGCACAGCGCTTGCAGGTTCTCGTGCCGGTGGTCGTTGCGGTCGCCAATGTGGTCGACGTCGGTTGCTGGCTTGGCGCAGCGTGTGCCGTGTTCGAACCACTGGCATCGGTATTGATCGCGTAGCAGGATCGCGGGCCGTATCTCGGTGGCCCAGTTGGGCGGCAGTTCGTATCGCCGTGTGCTGCCTGTCCATCCGCCGCTCACGTCTGCCCGTCCTCGTGGTTCTCGTCGCCGAGCTCGGGCTCGGCGTCGGGGTCGGCTCGTTCGATGGTGCTGTCGAGGGCGATGCCGTTGGTGTCGAGGTGTCGGCCGAATCCGAACGAGCTGCTGCTCGTCGGCTCGGTGTGCATCGCCTTGAGCAGTCGTCGGGCTGTGCGCTCTGCCTGCCGCAGCATTGCGGGGTCGCTGCCCTCGAGTCTGATGTCTACCTCGCGTATCCCATCGGTCAGGCGTACGCGCATGGGGAGGGCCCTTCGACGGGGGAGGGGGCGCGTGCTGGGGGCGCAGTGCGGCGCGGGGTGGACATGCGAACGCCCCCCGGGGGTCAGGTCCGAGGGGCGTCGCTGTGTGGTCTGCCTGTGTCCGGGCATGGCGGACTTGCCGCTAAGAGTGCGACACGTGACCGATTCCGTCAAGTCGCGCGGGGCGCGAGAGAGAGGCGGCTCGGGCGTGCGCGCGGTACTTCCCGCAGGCGTTCTCTCACAGCACCTACCCCGTATATGGATTGGAGTGGATTGGACCACGCGCGCGCGAGGGACTCGGGAGTCCCCCGGGGACAGATCGCGTTGACCTGCGAGGACATCTGAGAATCGGCAGCTTTTCGAGGACGATTCGTCGTCGATTCGCCTGCGAATCCTCAGCGATTCATCGTCGAATCGGTGTCTTTTCCTCGCCCGTCATGGACTCGTTCTGACTCGCGCACCGCTTCGAGTTCGCGACGCAGGCGGTCGAGCTCGGCGGCGTCGGCTTCGGGCGTGCGCATCAGGTCAACGAGCCGCACGAACGCGTCAATGTTCTCGGGCGCGATGCCGAGGCGGTCGGCCGCTTGCTCGGCGGTGAACCGGGCGACGTGGAACACCTTGGCATCGTCGGTGGCCACGAGCACGCCGTCGGCAACGAGGCTCTTCAACTCGTGCCGGGCGCGCGATCTGTAGATCGTCCATCCCATCCGCAGGCAGGTGCGCAGTACGCGGTCGACGTCCCATGGTCCGCCCTCACGCCATACCGCGGCGCGCAGCCGGTCATATTCCCCGGGCCCGGTCGAGGGTGTTCCCTGTCCCATGTTGTTCCTGCCTATGGTCGCCACTGGTCGAGATAGTCGGGGTGTCGGCCCGTGCCATCCCGGGCACCGGCCCAGGGCCGGGCGAGGTCTTGCAGCGTCTCGTACGCGACGTGCCGCAGCAGATCCTCGTCGCCGCGGTACGGACGGGCGATGACGGACCGGCAGCGCTCGACGATCATCCTTTTACCGACGACGTCGCGCCACTGGGGCGAGTCCTGTTCCGCCGCGTGGAACGCCTCGCCGAGCCGGGCCTCAAGGAACTTCACGAGCCCGTCAGTCTTGTGGTCGGTGCGCAGTCGCCACTCGTCGCGTTCATCCATCACGAGTCGTCCTTTGCCGCGTTGAACATAGCGATCAGGTCGCGCACGCCGGCCGCGCCTAGCGGGTAGTCGACGCCTGCCTGATGCAGCGCCTCGTTCACGGAATCGATCTCGGCGCGCAGTCGGGCGACCTCGACGTTGCGCGCCTCGGGGGTGCGTAGCGCGTCGACGAGGCTTAGGAACAGCTCGACGTTCTCGTCGGCGATGCCGAGCCGGTCGGCTGCTTGCTCGGGCGTCAGTCGGGGCATGGCGGGTTCCTCCGTTGCTCGTGGTACGGGGCGGATTCTCCCGTGACGACGCCCCGTACCGCGAGCGGGCGGTACGGGGCGCTGCAGGGGGTCATTCCTGCGGCTGCTGCTGCGGCGTACCGGGGACGGGCTTGTCCGTCGGCGGGTACCAGCCGCCGCGGCTGCCCTGGTACTCGGTCGCGTGCCGCTCCTGCTCTTCGGGCTTCATCTTCTCGCGGAGTTCGGCCATGGGGATGGATCTGCGAAGTCCTGCCATGATGGGCGGTCCTGTCTCTTCGTGGGATGGGGACCGGGGCGGTCGGATCGCTTGCCGGCAGTCGGCCGCCCCGGGGTAGAACACCCCTGGTAGATCGGGGTAGAGCGAGGTAGATCGGCGGTAGAACCGCAGGTAGAACGGGAGGTAGACCGCTACGCGGCCGCCTCGGGTGCCTCGGCCGGGGTAGGGGTGTTGAGGGCCGGAATGTCGTCCCGGTGCACGCCCCACGCGACCGCCCATTCTCCGGCCCGATCGCGGGCCTTTACGGACCGGCGGCAGGGGATGTCGAGCGCGTTACACTGCGCCCGCACTTCGGCCACTCCCCAACCGGGCAGCAGCCCGGGTTTGTCGAGCCCCTGCGCGAGTGTCGAGAGGTGCACCCCGCGGGCGTCCCCGATCGAGCTGACGAGGTACTCGAGGAACGCCTTCTCGGCGGCCGCGCGCCGGTCCTCGGGCGAGCGCTCGTCGGAGTCGTCGGCCGGCTCGTCGGCGGGCCGCTTGTGGGCGGCGTTCCACGCGGCTCGGAGGAACGCGGCGAGCAGCAGCCACAGCAGCCATGGCCACCGCCGAACAGCAGCCCATACGGCGTAGGCGAGCGCACCGACGACGGCGAGCCGCACGAGCGGGCCGAGCGCTGCCCGCCACCCGTCGAGGTCTTCTCGGCGACTGCCTCGGATCCAGCCGGTCAGCCGGTCGACACCGCGCTGCCATACGGCCTCGCTGCCTTTGCTGAGCCATCCGTCGACGTGGCGGTCGGCGACGCGCTCTGCGGCGCGCGTGATGCGCCCCTTCACAGCGCATCACCTCCCTTGCCGAGCACCTCGACGACCTTCGCGCCAGCCCAGTTGAGGGAGTCGGGCCACCAGGCGAGCAGCGCGGCGACGCCGGGCAGGAATCCGAGGATTGCGAAGGTGGTGAACCCGCCAACGATGCGGCGCTTTTCGAGCTTCCCCGATGTCTTGTAGAGGGCGATCACGCCCACCAGGAGCAGACAGGTCATCACTGCGCCCTCGGGCGTGAGCGTCCCCATGCGGCCGGTCGGCAGGGTCGCCGAGCCGCTCGTGCCGGTCGCTGTTGACACGCCCTTGTTACCGGCGCTTGAGAACAGACCGGCGAGGCCCGCCGCGCCCCATCCGAGTGCCCCGCCGATGCAGATCGTCGACACCGAGCCGAGTGCCGAACCGGCGCCGTAGTGGATCAGCTCTTGCGGGTTGCGGCTGCCCTTCCACCACTTCCGGAGATTCAGCCACAGGATCGCGAGAGCGATCGCGATGCCGCCCAGATTGACCCCTACGTTCATCGGCGAACCCCCGTGATCACGACGACGGCGTCGTACCAATCGGTCGCGCCGAAGATTCCGATGCTGGTCACCGCGGTCGCCCACAGCGCGACGACGCCGCGGTGAGCGGTGAAGCGCCGCACGGCGAACGCGAAGGTGCCGAACGCCAGGCTGTAGCCGAAGCCGACGTGCATGCCGCGCGCCTCGTGCATGACGTAGGCCCATGTCGTCGCGGCGCTGTAGCCGGTCCAGGGCATCGGGACCGCTGCGGCACCGAGCGCCACGAGCGCCTGCCAGGGCTTCACCCGGGTGGTGATCGCCTCCCACATGCGGGCCCATCGGCCGAGCTCGGGCTCGACCTCGGGCTCGGGCTCGGGAGGGGCGAACTTGATGATGACGTGGTGTTCGATCGGGCCCGGAGGCGGGGCGGGCACGGGCTGCGGCGCCGCAGGGGGCGGCGGAGGCGGCGGGGGTGCAGCAGCGGTGCGCCACGGGGGCAGATTGGTCGCGCCGGGTGGCGCCTGCAGCAGCGGCGGGGCGGCGGGGATCGGTTGCCCGGCCGGGATGATCCGGCTCGGGGAGATCGGGTCAGACATGGATTCCTCAGCGGTAGAGGCTCGCGCCGAGCGCGGCGAGGGTGAGGATGAACGCGACGGTCCCGGCCACGGGGAGCGCGTACAGCTCGGGCCGGTGGCGGGGAGCGACGCGGACGAGGCCAACGAACGCGCCAGCGGCGCATGAGGCGTAGAACACGGCGACCAGGGCGGACAGCATGACGCGCCTCAGAGGTAGGGACCGGCCGACGGCCGCCGGGGGGCGGGTGCCGACTTCGGCGTCGTCTTACGGTCGCGCGAGTTCACCGTGCGCACGTAGCTGTCGGTCACCTTCTCGAACCCGCGGCGGCTGAGCTGCTCGGCGATCTGCCCAGCGTTGAGACCGGGCAGCGCATCACGGACGCGCCGCACCGCAGCAGCCGTCGACAGCCCCGATACAGCGAGCGCATCGTCGATGATGCGGTCAGTCCGGCGCTTCTCGTCGAGGCCGGGCTGCTGCTCACTGCCTGTTGGCTGACCTGCGGGATCCGGCGCTTCCGCCTCGGGCTGCTGGGGCTGCGCGGGCGGTGTGTTCGGGGCCTGCGCCGAGGGGAGCGCCTCGGGCTGCTGCACGGTGATGATGAGCTGTTGCGGCGGGGGCGCATCGTAGTGATGCGCATTCGCATTGGCACGCGTCAAGGTGAAGTCGCTCGGCCGCGGCATGCGGTCGAGGACGATCGCGACGTCGAGCTCGGTCACTTCCTGCCCGTACTGCCGCAGCACCTCGGCGAGCTCGGCGAGGGTGAGCTCGGGGCGCGCCTCGTGCATGATCCGGATCGCCTTGCTCGGGGGCATGTCGGCGAGCTCGGAGGCGAGCAGTTCGTTCGGCTCGCGTGCTCCGGCCGGTGTCGGCTCGTCCTCGCTCGACTTGCCGGTGACGTGCTCGACTGCGCGCTGCTTTGTGGCCTGCCACGCCTGCTCGCCTGCGAGCAGCCATCCAAGCCACCCGAACACCGGCCAACGCATCGGCCGCTCGCCGCGCGCGATGCGGTGCCGGGCCCGGGTGGCGGCCCACGACTGGTCGAAGAGCAGCAGCAGACCGGCAGTCGGCGCGGCGAACATCAGCGTCGCGCCGGTTCCGCCGTTGATGTGCTCGGCGTGCAAATAGTTGAGGTACATGGAGATCGCGGCTTGCAGCAGCGTCACGAGCCGCGGCCCGAGCGCGCTGCGTCCTTCGCGGACCGCCTCGCTCGCCAGGTACAGGCAAGCGAGTGCAACGCCGTCGAAGCAAGCGGCGACCAGGGCGGCGAGAAACCGGGGAACGCCGTACATGTCGTGCGCGACGACGTAGAGGGACCACGCGACGATACCGGCGGCGGCGGGCGCGATGATCGCGATTCCGATGCGCCAACCGATCCGGTTGGTCCACTTCCAGCGGGTGGCCCCATCAGGGGTTACGGCCGGGTGCGCCCGGCTACGATTCTTCACGGATCGGCCCTCTCGGCTTCACGGCTTTGGGCACGGTCCGCCCCGGCCATATGGCGTGCCAGCGCCGGCCGGGGCTTTTCCGTATGCAGGATCAAAACTAGGAGTGACCTCTTTACAATGTCAAGAGGTTCGAAGGAGGATGGCGCCGTGCCGACGGAGTCCGAACGGGGTGAGCGCCTGATGACGCAGGCTGAGATCATCGCCGAGCAGCCGATCAGCCGACAGACGCTGCACAACCTGCGCACCGATCCGAAATCAGGGTTTCCGGCCCCTCACTTCGAGCCCGGCAGTACGCGCCCGAAGTGGCGCGAGAGTGAGATCGCCGAGTTCTTCGCCACGTACGAGAAGCGGCCGGGGCGCCGGACCGACCTCGAAAGCGGCGGCGAGTAGCGCCGCCGCGCCGCGTATCATCGCAACGCGAAGCGCCCCCGCCGAGCTCCAATCGGCGGGGGCGCTTCGCTGTGCGGACTCAGTCGATGGGGCGGACCGCGTGACCCCATGCGGGAGTGACCCAGTACGGACCGATGAGGTACCCGCCAGGGTAGAACTCGGTGTTCTCGCGCACAGGGCGCGGCATCTGTGGCTTAACCACGCCTCGGATCCTGCCGCAGTGCGTGAACTCGTCGGCCGTGACCTCGACGCGCGTGCCGAGTGGATACGGATCCCAGTCGTTTTCGATCTCTTCCGGACTCATCTTCGCCTCTCTCGGTGGTGACGTGAGTACTGGGCGGTCCTGCTGTGCGGCGCTCAGTCGAGCGTGACGACAGCGGGCAGCTTGCGCCTACGGGACAACGGCAGGGCGGGCACGATCAGCACGGGATCGGCGGCGGGCCACGGGTCGCAGGCATCCCACGGATGCCCGTTGGACAGCACGACGAACGGTCCGGGCCCCTCCATCAGGCAGCACACTCCGCACCCGCAGCTCGGGTCGAACGGCTCGGGCTTGGCGAGGTACGGCTCGTCGAAGCGGTCGGCGGCCTCGATCACGGCAGTCTCGAAGGTGATCCCTTCAGGGAAGCTCGCGAGGATCTTGTCGCCTTCGCGCACATCGGCGGCGCGAACGATCTGCGGTCCGTACATCGGTGACATGGGCGGTTCCTTTCGCGGCGCCCCGTGACGGGGCGCCTTCGGTGTAGATCAGGGGCGGGTCTTGCGCGCTTCGAGCTTCGCGACCGCCGCATCGAACGCCGCCTTGCGGGTCGCGGCGCCCGCGATGAGGTAGTCGGCGTTCGTCGCCGCCTTGCCGTCCTCGCGCCGACGGATGACCTGCCAGAACCCGCGCGCACCGCATGCCGAGTTCTGCACGTGGTACTCGTCGCCCCCCATGAAGAACGACGACACGCCCTTGTATCCGCTCGCGCGCAGCTTCGGGGCGGGCGCGGCCTCGTCGAGCGGGCTGAGCTGCTCGGGGTAGTTGTAGCCCTCGCCGCCGTTGTCGAAGGCGATCCGCACGATCGGCTTGCTCTCACCGAAGCCGTCGGGGCGCTTGGTGAGCACGGTGCCCTTGATGTCGCCGCGCGAGTGGCAGATCACTCGGCTGTCGGGGGTGACCTCGTCGTAAGTCATGGTCATCGGTGTGTTCCCTTCGGTGTCGCCGTCGTTGCAGGCACGACTTTATAGGGGACTAGAAAAGAATTTCAACCCCCCTAGAAAAAGATCTTGAGCGGGTTCTACACTGCTCTGCATGGAGACAACGCAGAACGCCGAGCCGGTCGCCCCGGCCGACCCACAGCCGGGCGGCGAGCAGAGCCCGGGCGACCTCTTCCGGGCGGCCGCCGAGCGGGCCCTCGACGAGCGCGCGAGCCCGATGGACCGGGCCCGGATGATCTCGGAATTGCTCAAGGCGGTCGACGAGGCGCAGCCGCTGCTCACGAGCACCCGGCGCGCTGATGTGCAACATCTGCGGAAGTCACTCACGCTCGCGAAGGTCAGTGAGGGCACTGGACTTTCAATCTCTCGTGTCGATCAGATCGCGAAGGGCAAGTAACGCCCCCGTGTGCCGGCCATCGTCGCCGGCCGACCGCCGCTGCCGCATCCGCTCCGGACTGCGGCAGCGGCGGTCGCTGTATCAGGCGGCGTCCGACGCTCGCGCCCGTGCTGCCGCGCGCTGCCGACGGCGCGCAGCAGCCCGTCGACGGCGCCGCGCCGCAGCGTCGAGGGCGGCGCGCAGCTTGAGCAACTCTTGCGGCGTCGCCCACCGGCGGCGCCCCTCGACGACCGGCACGGGGGCGCCGCAATCGAACCCGTTCTCGCAGGTCACCATGGGCGTATCAGTGCCGCCTCCGTGCATCGTCAGTGCGGCGCCGCACCAGGGGCACGGCCGGTCGTCGGGCATCGGCACGTGCCGCCGCTCGGCGCCAAGAGTGCGTTCGATCCGCTGCGCCGCCTCACAGGCCACCAGGGCGATACGGGCACGCTGCGCATCGCTGACCGGCTTGCACGGGCCGACCTCGTCGTCGAGCCGGTCAAGCAGCCACAGAGCGGCTCGTACCGCGGTCCGATCGCCCAGCGTGAACGACCAGCGGGCCGGGCTCGCGGCGTCGGCCGCGGCGAACTCGTCGCGGCGCGCGCGGTCGTCTGCGGCGATCTGCGCCTCGCGCGCGGTGCGATAGGCGGCTCGACGGGCGACCGCAGAGGGTAGGGGCGCGAGCTGCACCTCGGCGGCGATCTCGTCGGCGATCTCGCACAGCGCCGTCTCGACCGCGACGCAGGCGTCGACGACGTGCAGCCGCAGGGGGGCGGGAAGCTCGGCGAGCCGCCCCGCGTCGCGGTCGTCGCGCACGCGGTGCGCACCGCCCTCGCCGACGTGATCACAGAGGGCGCACTCGTAGGCGAGCCGTCCGTGCCGGTCGGTGCGGGTGACGAGGCGCTGCGGGTGGGAGAGCACGACGGGCAGCTCGTCGTCGTCCTGGTCGTCGTGCAGATACGCCGACTTGCCCGCAGCGGGGGGCCAGACGCCGGGCGTCGAGCTGTCGACGAGGGCGCGCAGGTGGGGCCAATAGGCGAGGACGAGGCCGAGGTCTTCGGCGGCGGTGCGGGTGGTGCGGTGCATGGCGGGCGCTCCTGATGATGCGGCGGGGCGTAGGGTGATCACGCCGCGTGCGGGGCGCCCCGGATCATCTGGCCGGATGGGGGCGCCCCTTCGTCGTGCTACGGGCGGTCGGTCGCCGAGCGGATCGCGTTCGCGATGTCGAGCAGCGCATGCACGATGCCGATACCGGCGAGCGCCGCCGCCTTCGCGCTGTGCGCGAGCAGAACGTCGGTCTTGATGTGTCCGATGGGGATGCGGTCGATCTCTGTGCGTGCCGCACGAGCGAGGCTGGCGGCGTTGCGGCGGTCGTCGGTCATCGCACTGCCTCGCTGCGGACCGGCATGAACCGTGCGACGTTCCGGATCGCGGTCGCCTCGATCTGGTCCCAGATGCGGCGGGCATCGGCGAGCGCGCGGCGCCGCGCGCTCATGACGCGGTGATGCGCCTCGACCGCCTCGGGCAGCGATGTGGGCTCGGGCGCGGCGAGCTGCGCCTCGATCTGCCCGGCCGCCGCGGCGTCGAGGACCGCGTCGAGCTCGTCGTACCGGGTTGCGGCGGTAAGCGGCTGCCGGTGCCGCCACGCCCGGACGCTGTCGAGCGCGACGGTCAGAGCCTCGGCACGCTGCCGGTGCTTGTGCAGTGCCTCGCACGCCTGGTCGTAGGCCCATCGCGTCGGGCCCGGCGCGGCACTCGCGGTCGTGTCGTCCTCGCCGGCTGCGGCGAGCACGGCGTCGACGAGGGCATCAACGTCACGTGTGCACAGCGCGCACCGCATGTCGTACTTGTGCCCGCCCGGCTGCTGGCACGCCTCGCGACCAGCGGGCATCGGCCAGTCGCGGCAGTCGCCGCGCAACGTGGTGCGCAGCGCGTGCTCGACGCGGGCGCGCCGATGGAGTTTCTCAGTCATGGTGTCCTCGTCTGATCAGTGGCAGCGGGGTCGTAGGTGTCGATCGGCGGCACGTCGACGATGGGGCGCAGCGGGTCGATATCGGCCGGTCGCCGGGTCGCGGGCCGTGCGTAGCCGAGCAGCAGCTCGGGCTCGGCCTCGGGCAGTGGTCCGTACAGGTCCTCGAGGAGCTCGACGAGCTGCTCGTCGGTAAGCCCCTCGAGGGCGAGCTGCTCGAACTCGGGGACGCTCACGACGACTCGCGTCCGGGCTCGTCGTCCAGACGCAGCCACGGGCGGATGGCGGCGACGATCGCCTCGACGCGCCCCTCGTTGCGCGAGGCGACACAGCGGCACGGCGTGCGCCGCGAGCACTGCGGGCACGGCACGGGCGTGCCGACGGCGATCTCAACGGCGCGGCGCAGCGCGAGCGAGCCGACCATGTCGGCGGGCGGGGTCACTGGCTCGGCGTTGCGGTCGAGGCACTCGACCAGGGCAACCGCCACCGCGGCGAGCTGCACTGCCTCGGCCCGAACGCCCGTGTTGTGGCTGCTGTGCTCGGCGGCGCCGAAGCGGCGGGCGAGGATCGCCTGCGCGAGCTCGCCGAACTCTTCACCGGCGATGGCGAGCCATACCTCGGGGTCGTGGTTCTGCTCGCCCCATTTCTCGTCTTGGCGGGCGCGTTCGGTGAGGACGTCGGACACGGCAGGGCTGAGTGTGGTCATTTCGCGTGCTCCGTGAGTGTCTGGCTGGCGTACGGGCGTGAGTGCGTGTTCAGCGCCGTCGAGGCGCGTGCGGGGCGCTCACACGGGCGTACAGCGGCGGGTGTCGACTCCTCGTCGACGTGATCGGGTACGGCGCTGATGTGCCACCCTTCGTCGGTCAGCGCATGCACAGCGAGCCGGCCGATCGCGTGCGGGTCGGCATGCGGGTGTTCTGCGACAACGGCTGCGATCACCGCAGCCACAGCGCCGGGGATCCGCGACCGCGCGGTGCTCGGGATCATCAGGTGTTCACCCGCCCTTCGGCGACCGCCGCAGCGTGTGCGTCCTGCCGACTTCCGTGCGTGCCGGACATGACCCGGCCACGGACCGTCGTCCGGCACGGCATACCGGCGGCCGCGCCGCAGGCCGTGCAGCGCACCGCGAGGGCGGGCGGTCCGGCCGGGCGCTCGCGCGTCGGCCACTGCCGCGCCTTGGCCTGCCGGAACTCGTCGTTCGCGGGTACGAGCTCGACGGGCCGACCGACGCTGGCGGTCAACTCCCTTACGTGCGCGGGCGCCTGGTCGCCGACGACGACCGCCTGCCGCTCGGCGCGCAGCGCGAGCACGTACCCGCCGACGTCGTCCGGATCGGCGGCCGGGGCGCGCCGCTCGGCGTGCCGACCCATCCGGTCGCGGGCGACGGCCCGCCACCGCGCCGTGATGTCCTTCGGCATGACCGGCCATGCACTCTCGGCGTAGTGCCGTCCGACCGCCTCGCCGGCGAAGTCGAGGGGCACCTCGCGCAGTGCCGCAGCCCAGAGCCGGACCTGCGCGAGCTGTTCGGTCTCGTCGGTCTTCACGACCCGGTCGTCGACGAGGCTGATCTCGCCGAGCAGCTTGATCGTGTCTTCGAGTGTCATCTGCTGGCCTCCCCGGTCTGCTCGAGCAGCCGCGCCAGCCCGGCGCGCTGCTGCTGCCCCTTGGTCTGCTGCTGCGCACCGCCGACGGCGAACGGCACGACGACCCCGCCGGTCGGCTCGGTGCGCTCGTTCTCGGCCCACTGCTGCCAGCGGCCGCCCCACGCCGCCGCCTGCACCTGGTCGTCGGCCATGCGGCGCACGAACTTGCGGGTGACGGTGACGATCTGTTGCGGGGTGAGCTGCTCGCGGCCAGCGTCGGCGCGGGCGAGCTGCGCCGCCTGCACGTCCTCGTCGCTCGGCTGCCAGTCGGCGGGAATCAGAGAGAGAGTCGGCCCGTGCCCGCTACTACCGGCAGTGTTCTCTCTCTGCTGAGCCCCCCTGTTATGGAGTGGATTGGAGTGGCTTGGAACACGCGCGCGCGAGGTCCCCGGGGAGTCCCCTCGGGACTCATCGTCATGACCTGCGGAGTCCCCCGAGAATCGCGAACTTTTCAGCGACGATTCGTCGTCGAATCCATCGTGATTCGTCTGCGAACCGTCCCCGAAACGGAGCTGATTCGGGCGCGAACCACGTCCCGCGCGGGCGCGATAATCCCGCTTCTTCGCTGCCTCCCGCGCCCGCCGGTCGAGCACCTCGGCACGCTGCGGGTTGCCGTTCTTGTGGTACTCGTGCATGTAGAAGTCGCCGACCGGAGGCTGCGGGCACTCCGGGCAGGTGTGCCCGTGCGCGTGCCACAGCTCGACCGCGACCAACTTGCGGATCTGCGGGGCGGTGCCGTACATGTCGGCGACCGGCCCGGGCACGACGCCGTCGGTCAGATGCTGAGCCACGTACGACCCGCAGCGCGCCCACAGCCCGAAGGCGGCGTTACCAGCCTTCATGATCTTCGGGTGGCTGTGCGCCGAGTCGTCGACGAGGAACCATGGCATCGGCGGGTCTCCTGTATCAGAGCGTGAGTTGCCCGGGTGGCACGGGCTGTGTCGTTCGGTTTCTGCTGGGCGCAGCGGCGCGAGCGGGTACCGCCGGGGCGGTGCACTCGTGGTCGATCACATGCGGGTGCGGGCAGGTGGCGCCGCGGGCGTGGCAGTCGGCCCACCGGAGGTCGACGCCGTCGCGTGTCTGGCGCAGACACCAGTCGAGGCGGTTCTCGCGGCGCAGCGCCTTCGCTTCCGCTGCGGACAAGTACCGCGCGTCGGCAGTGACGTCGAGCGCCGCCCGGCGGCCGACCAGTTGCCGCAGTACCGGCCCACGGCAGCGGGGACACATCGACTGACGCGCCCCGCTGCTGCTCATCGACCGCGTCATGCGAACGACTCGACCCCGCCGCGCCGGCTGTTGCGCCGCCGTTCCTCATGCGCCTCGTACTCCGGCTCGGTCGGCATGCTGCCGAGCGCTTCGGCGACGGCGGCCTCGACATCCCGCTCGCCCGGTCCGAGTTCGTCGAGCGTCTGATTCATCTTTCGGCGGCGCATCATGGCGCGCATGACCTCGGCAACGAGCCTCGTCTGCTCGTTGTCCTGCGCGACCTCCGCGACCGTGATCCGCACCTTCACCTGCGGGTCCTTGTCCTCGCCTTCGGCGTGGCCGGTGAACGACGTCGAGGTGAACTCCACGACGCCGACCACCCGTGTTCCGGGGTGCTGCCACAGTCCGCGCCGCTGCTCGGGCGTGAGCGCCTGCTGCAGCCAGCCAGCATTGGAGTCGACTTTCACCTCGGGCAGCCGGTCGGGGTCGAGCTCGTGGGGCATGGGTGTCACTTCCTCTTCGTGGGGTGCTTGCGGCGGTAGTCGCGCAGCGCGGCCGCCTTACGCACTTCGGGAATCGAGCACTCGTCGCGCATGTGCCTCTCGGCGCGGATCACGAGGTTCTGCACCGCGACCTCGCCGGTCGCTGCCCCGGCGAACTGCCCGCAGCGGCAGTCGGCGTCGGCGGCGGGGAGCGCCTTCGGGTGGTCCATACGGACCCGAATCCCGAACCCATGGCCGGGATCGCAGATCGTCGGCGCGAGAGGCGCGTTCATACGGCAAGCCCGAACAGTCGACGTATCGCCGAGGTCGGCAGGCGCGTCAGCAGGTAGTGCAGCGCGGCGACGGCCTGCGGAGGCACAACGCCATTGCCGAGCGCCTTGAGCTGAGCCGTGCGAGGCAGCCCCGGCACGCCGGTCACATGGCCGAGCGGCAGGCCCATCATCCATTCAACGAACTCGGGGCTCAGGCGACCTCTATCGTCAGTTGGCCGGGGGGCGGGTCGGCCGAGCGCCGTTTCCCACCGCGCGACCGCCGCTGCGTACTCTCCCCAGTCGATATCGACGTGATCCGGTGCGACAGGTCCACCTGATGCCCCGCTGCCGTCCTCTCGTCCGCCGTCGCGTCCCCGCTGCCCTTGTCCGTCGCCCCTGGCGTCGGCAGCATCGGAAGCGGGAACACCGGCCCCTGCGCGAGCAACTCCGGCGCGAGCGTGTCCAACGACGGACGCACCGCCGCGCCCGGGCTCGGCGACTGATTGCTGCCGTACGGCGTCGCAGTCGGCGTCGGCAGCAGCTTCGCCGCATCGCTCAGCGTTGTACCCGCATGATGTCTGCTGCCGACCGAGCGGTTCGCCGTCGCGTTCCTGCTGTTCCGCGAGTCGCCCGCCGTCGGTGTCGGCAGCAGCCTCGCCGCCGCACTCGGCAGCGTCAGATCGCCTTTGCTGCCCCGCTGATTCGGCCCGCCCTTCGAGCCGTCCGTCGCCTTGGGTGTTGGCAGCAGTCGGGCCCCCGCGCCGTCCGGCATCAAGAACTCGACCTCGTCCGCGAGTGTCGGCCCGTGCCCACCCTGCTTCCTCTTGTCCGGGTGCTGCGAGCCGCCGTTCACCGCGAGCTGCGCCGTTGGGGTCTTGAGCAGCTTCACCACGTTCGGCAGCCCGTCCTCGTACCCCACTCCCTTGCTGTCCCTCGCCCGGGGCGTCGGCAGATTCGCGATCCTCGCCCGCAGCGTGTCGTTCCGCGGTCCGTCCAGCCTGCCAGGACCGTTGTGCTCTTTCGTCGTCGGCGTCGGCAGCAGCGTCCCGGGGCCATGCGAGGATGAACTCGCGGAAGCGCTCATGAGGTGCCCAGACATCGGCCGCTCGTACGCCCGTCCATTCCGCATCGAACCCGAGGGCGGCCAAGTCTCCGAGAACGGCTCCAAGAGCTCGAAGAACGTAGGTTGATCCGGCACTCTCGTCCAGATCCTCAGAGTCGGATTCCATTCCACGATCAGCCGGCGCGGAGAGGATGCCGCGGACATTTTCGATCACCACCAAACGGGGTTTCAGAACTTCAATCGCGCGGGCGCAGTGCACCCACAGACCCGAGCGAGTGCCTTCGGCGATGCCCGCGCGGAGCCCGGCTAGGGACAGGTCCTGACAGGGGAAACCCATGCACGCGATGTGGATCGGCTCGACCCCCGCCCAGTCAACGGCCGTGATGTCGCCGTGGTTGGGGACGCCGGGCCAGCGGTGCGCGAGTATCTGCGCGGCGTACTGATGCGTGTCGTCGGGGTCGTACTGACAATGCCAGGCCACGGAACCGCCGAAGACCTCGGCGACGGCCATATCGAGCCCGCCGTATCCGGTGCACAGTGAACCGATGCGAAGCGTCACGAGGTCACCCTCGTGACGACTCGCTGCAGGAAGTCGCTCGGCCACTCGACGACGGACAGCCGGTCGCGCTGCGCCTGCGGCAGGTCGAAGAGTGGCATCCCGTACGCGTCGTGTCCGGCTGCGCGCAGCCACCAGGCGTCGCACATGTCACCGCCCTTGCCGGACGGCGTGAGGTCGCCGGGGAACTCGACCCCGGCCGCGAGATACGCAGCCGCGGCCATCTCGGCTTTGTCCGCCTGGCCGTTGTCGCAGGCGTAGCTCTTGAGCGTCGCCGGGACGACGGTGGTGTACTTCACGCCAGCGTCAAGCAACTCGCACTTGACCGGGCCGTGAACCTGCGCCGTCAGCCCGGCCGCCTTCGCGTGCATCGGCAAGTCCTCAAGTACTGCCAGATGTGGCCGGTGTTCGGCGAGCGCTGCGCGGATGTTGTTCCGGATGACGACGAGCCGACGGTCGCCGTCGCGCTGCCGAGTCTTGATCCGGTACGTCGTGCCGTCCGGCAGGCACACCCCGGTCGAGCGCAGTGACAGATCGAGCCCGATCACGCGCAGCCCAGTCGGGGCGACGGGCCGGTCGTCGACGAGTAGCTCATCGGGTGCGAGCAGCCCGGGAACGGTCGCCGTCATCGGGCACCCCCCGACAGCGGCGGGCAGTCCCAGCACAGCAGCGACCCGTCGGCGCGCCGCACGTGCGGCCGTACGGCTTCCTCGGCCGCGCAATACGCGAACACGGTCGCCCCCGCGGGCGCCGCCTTCGCAGCACGCCTCGGCGCGAGCCGCACGGCCCACGTCACGGGAACGATGGCGAGCACGAGCAGCGCGGCGAGGATCCGCACAGCGTCGTCGGTCAGCATGAGCGCCCCCTCGACGGGGACAGCGGGCCAGCGAACACGGCGAGCGTGTCGAGCGGATACGTGCACCCCGAGCGGTCGCTCTGCATCATCGGCACGCCGACCCGGTCGTAAATACCGGTCCAGCGCCAATCGGTGCCGGACCTGTCCCGCCACGCGACGTCGAGGTTCCATACGGCCCCGGCGCCGTCGGTCCACATGGCGGCGGGCGGGGCGTCGTCGACGGGCAGTCGCGGGGCCGACTGCTCCAGGAGCGGGGCATACGCGTCGACGAGCGGGGCGGGGAGGGCGCCGCAGCACGAATGCGAGGTGCTCTCGATCATGGCGGCGAGGTCACGCAACATGCGCGCCTGCACGGCCGGGCATGGCGAGGTGCTGCTGATCTCCGGCCGCCCCTGGCGGTCGACGGACACGACGAGGGGGTACTCGGCGAGGTCGAGCACGCGAATCTGCGGCTCGGATGAGCTGTTCGGGATCATGATTCCCCCCATGGGCGAAGCGGCCACGCGCGGTCGACTGCCGCGTCGGCGTTGCTCTTGCGGAAATGGCGCTCGAGTCCGGCTGCCTGGTCGGCGTGCCACTCGATCTGTGCGGCGTGCAGCTCGGAGACGGTCACGTCACGGAAGTCGGCGTATCGCGGGCGGCGCACGTCGCGGATCCGCTCGGGCCACTCCTCGCGCGGTGTGTGCGCGAGCGTCCCGATCCGGTACGCCACCCGAGCGGCGACGACCGCGTCGTACGCGCAGCCGTGCGCCGCCTCGTCGTCCCACGGCAGCTCGTAGACCTGCGCGAGGGTGATGAGCTGCCGCGGCCCCTGCGTCTTGCTCGGGCGCTTACGGAACTGGTCGGCGTGCGTGTCGAGTACGCGCGTGTCGATCACATGCAGCGGTGTCTCGCCGAGCCGGTCGACGAGCGGCTGCAGCGCGTAGCGGCGCAGCTCGCGGTCGAGCAGCGTGAGGTCGTACGACAGGTTGTGGCCGACGATCGTGCCGCCCGAGCGGGCGTACCCGGCGAGGACGTCGGCGATGTGGTCGACCGCGCCCGGCGCCGGCTCACCCTTCGTCTGCGCTTCTTCCGTGCTGATGCCGTGCACGGCAGTCGCCTCGGCAGGGATCTCGACGCCGGGGTCGACCATCCACTCGTGCGGCTCGACCGGTTCGCCGCCGCCGAGCCCGTACGCCGCGGCGGTCACGACGCGGTCGGCCTCGACGTCGATGCCGGTCGTCTCGAGATCGAAGGCGCAGAACCTGCCCTTGTGCCACATCAGCGGACACCCCCGCCCGGCTGCGCGACCGGCGGCCACGATCCGGCGGCCGCCGGATACGCGGTCGGCGGCTCGGCGTCGCCCTCGCCGACGACCTCGGCGTCGACAACGCCCTCGTCGTGCTCGCCGTCGGTGTCCTGGTCGCCGATCTCGCCCGTGTGCGGGTCGACATTCCGAGCAATGTCCGCGGCGATCTGCTTGAGGTCGGCGAGCAGTTCGTCGGAACCGTGCCCGGCGTCGCTCGCGCGGCGCCAAACCGCCTGCACCTCCGCCTCGGTCCGGCACTCGCGCGCCTCTTCGCGGTAGTCCGGCCGCGGCGCCTCGATCGCTGCCCGATCGACGAGCGATGACGGGTCAAGCGCGGCCGCCGTCGAGATCGGACCCGACAGGGCGTGCCGCAGCTTCGGCAGGGACGGCACGACCATGACGACCTGAAACTGCTTCGTCTTGCCGTTCCGGATCGCCGAGCGCTGCTCGATCCACATGCGGACGGGCATCATGCCCCTGCCGCCGGTCGCCTGCAGCACGATGTCGAGCCCGCCGGCGAGCGCGTCGGCCGCGTAATGGCTCTTCGTCTCCAGCCGCCACACGCCGAGGTCGGGCAGATCGGGCAGCATCACGCCAATGCGCGAGGTCGGGCGGCACACCTGCGCCGGCGGCCGCTCATGCCAGTCGGGCCCGTACTGCGCGAGGCACAGGCACGACTGGCCCCTGATCGACTCGGTCTCGCCGTCGCAGCGCCGCGAGCAGCCGCCGCCCGACCACATCTCGTAGGACTGCGACAGCGGGTCGCCCGCGGGCAGGATCGCGTGCAGCTCGCGCGCCTCAGTGATGACCCGCCACTGCGCTACCGACTGCTTGTGCGGCGTCCACTGCTCAACTCGGCCGCCGTACAGCTCGGCCGCGGCGGCGACGTAGTCACGCGAATGGCTGCTGAGAATGAACGTCTGCGACTTGACGGGGATCGGACCCTTCTCCGGGTCCGGGTTCGGCCGGCTGTAGCCGGTGCGGATACGGCCGAGCTCGGCCGCCTGCCGCTTCATGGTCACGATTCGGGAGCCCATCAGGCTGCCTTTCGATCAGCAGATCCCGGCGCCCACGGCGGCAGGATCGTGTCGTACGTGGCTGGGGCGTTGTGCAGGTACCGGGCGTCGGCGAGCGCGCCGAGGAACGCGCGGAACTGATCGCGGCCGCTGGGCACTTCGATGAACCGGTGCGAGCGCGGCCGCAGGTTGAGCAGCGCGGTTCGATGCACCCGCGGGGCGTCGATCTCGCTGTCATCCGGCAGCAGCGCGACCGGAGCGTGCCGCAGTGCGGCGAGCTGCAGCGGCTGCTCGTCATAGACCGTCGTCGCCGGTTTCTTCGCCGACGTCTTGTAGTCGACAAGCCACAACTGCCGCCGCCGGTACCGGCCGGTCGGCAGCCACAGCCACAGGTCGCCCGTGCCCGCGTAGCCGTGTTGGCGGTGCAGCACTGTGGTTTCGAGCGCCTCGACGTCGCGATCGAAGTTGATCCGCCACAAACGGAAGAACCTCGCGAGCTGCTGCGCGTACGGCTCGACCTCGAGGTCGGCCGAGTGCGGTGTGCCGAGGACGATCGCGACCGCACGGTGATGCACCCGTGTGCCCAGGTTCCGGGCGCGCTCGGCGTTGTTGTGCGGCAGCGCGACGAGCTCGCGGCGCAGCTTGGTCGGCTCGGTGCGGGCGCGCCGGGCGACGGCGATCGGGCTGCGGATGACCTCGTCGGCTACGAGCCCGGCGCCCCACGGCACAAGGGCGGGCTTGTGCACGGCGGTGCTGAGAACGTTGGTTACTGAGATCAGGTCCCGCCCCCCGGCGGGGTCGGTGTAATACCGACCCCGCTCGGTGGCGACGGCCCATTTCGGGTCGGTCACTGCGCCTCGCCCTCGCCTGTCCCGGCGGCGGTCGGCTTGTTGGCGAACAGCAGCATCGGCTCGATGATCAGCGCGTCGTGCCCCGGGGCTCGGCGCATCCCGGCGCCGTTGTACGCCCCGATCAGCGGCGGCAGGCCATCGAGGATGAGCGTCGCGCAGCGAGGCCACGACGCCGCGCCGATCTGCATGAATGCCGTCTCGCTGTCGGTGTGCTCGTGTCCCGGCTGGTGGGTGAGCTCGCCTGCGCTCGGCTGGCTGCCGCCGCTGGTGCCCTTCCCTTCCTCGGCCATCTCCTCGAGGAACTCCTCTTCGGAGACGAGGAGCAGGTGACCCATGCGGCGAGCCTTACGGAGCGCTGCGGCGGCCTCGCGTAGCACCTCGGCGTCACGGGCGCCGACCAACTCGGCGGCGCTCGTGATGTCCTGCTCGGTGGCGAGCCCGCCCGTGCTGTCGTGGGTCAGGGCGCGGATCAGCTTGTCGCGGGCGCTCATGCGGCCGCACCGCCTTCACGCTGCGCGGGAACCGGCCGCGGCTGCGAAAGCTGCAGCAGTCGCTCGGCGAGCCGCATCATCTGCCGCCCGTAAACCGGCAACTTCGCGCCGAGCCGGTCGGCGAGCCGCTCGATCTCGGTGTCGCGCTCATGACCCGCGTGCGAGTCGGTGTTGCCCTGAGCAACGGCGTGCTGCGCAGACTGGTCGAGTTCGGCGATCTCGGCGATCGTGTCGGCCTCGTCGCGGACGATCGTCAGCAGCAGCGCCTCGACGAACGCCGTGATGTCGAGTTCGACGCCAGCCGGAATCGGGTCAACGTAGATGCGGAACGGCCCGTCGACGGGCGGCGTTTCGCGGGCATCGCGCCTCATGACTTCCCCCTCGAATTGCGGTCGCGCCTGCGGCGGACGTCATCGATTCCGCCCGCGAACATCAGCAGCAGCCCGGCGCCGAGCCCCCACGCGAGCGCTTCGATCAGCTCGCGGTACTCGCCCGCCGTCATCGGACGGCCGCCTCGGTCTTGCCGCGCAGGTGCGAGCCGAGCAGCGCGGGCACGCCGTAGCCGACGAGCCGAGTCCGGACACCGCGATACGTGCAGCGGGCGACCATGGCGCCGCCCGTGTTCTTCGACTGCGAGTCGTCGGCGCCGAGCGCGAGCGTCCAGCGCTTCCAGTCGGCGAGCGACTTCGGGTGGACGACGATCTGCACCTCGCCGTGCGCGGCGGACACTTCTGGCTCGCCGGGCATCTCCACCACTTCGGCGCGCGCCTTGTCGGCGGCAGTCTTCGCGCGGCGGCAGGTGTCGAGCGCGGCCACAGCGGCCGGGCTCGGCGCGGGCCGGTTCCGGCCGGGCAAAGTGAACGGGTCGGCAGCGGGGCGGAGGAGCAGACCGGCGTCGTCGAGCGCCTGGGCCACGTCGAGGGCGACGTCGCTGCTCGCTCCGTGCACGATCGCCTCGGCGACCACACGGGCGGCGGCGTTGATGTTCGGGTTGTGGCTCATGCGGACACCGCCCGGCGGACACGCGCGAGGACGTCGTCGCCGTCAACGACCGCGACGTGCACGCGGATCTTGACCTTCGACCCGTCGCGGCGGGTCGGCGTCGCGGTGTGCAGGGTCCACAGGGCCGCGCCGTCGGTGCTCGGTCCCCGGTGCACACCGCCGCCGAGGGCGCACACCCACGCGCCGAGGTCGTCGACGTCGGTGACCGTGACGTGCACGGCGTCGGCGCGGGGCACGAGCGTCGGGGCGGGCAGGCTGAGGTATCCGAGCATCGCCTCGACGGCGTGCCGGTTGTCGCTGGTCTTGCGGTAGTTGTCGAGCGATGGGGGTTCGGTAGGCTTCGCGCTCACGGCGTTCGCCTCACTTTCTGACCGTTGGTGGGGTGGTGTGCCGAGGGGTCGTTCCGCTGCTGGCGTTGCGGGGCGACCCCGTTCGTTGTTGCTGGCCTAAGCGGCGCGCGGCATCTGGACGGCGTCGGCCGGCTCGGCCTCGCGGCGCCGGATGATCTCGGCCTCGATCGCGTCGACCGACCCGAGCGGATGACCGGGGTAGAACGCCGCCTCGGCCGCCTCGCGGGGCGTGCGCGACGCGCGCTCAGCGACCGCGTCGAGAAGCGCGGCGGCCGCAGCCTTCATCGCGTGTTCGCGGCTGACCGCCTGCGGCACATAGAGCTCGTAGCTCATGCCGCCGCCTTCACCGGCTTGGCCGCGGCGCTGCCCAGCACGAACACGTCGCTGAACTCGACCCCGTAGGTCGAGCAGATCGCCGCGACCGTGCTCGGCCCGGCCGGACCGCCGTTGCGGACCCGGTGAATGGTGCCGACGCCGAGACCGGCGGCGAGTGCCTGCGCCTCGTAGGTGAGGTGACCGTGCGCCGTCGCGAGCTTCAGGTACTCGTCGATACGCAAAAGGATGCTGATGGACACTGCACGTGTTCCTTCCATCGCCGGAAGTTCCATCGACGGAAGGAAGGTAGCATGCTCCTTGCTTCGACGGAAGGAAGGAGCGACACACGCTTAGGTGGTTGCGTCAGCCGTACGCACGTTCGAAGATGGGGGGCGACGTGCAGCAAGGCGAAAAGGTTGCCCTGTCACAGGCTTGACCTGTGCTTCCGTCGCTGGAATGTCGACATAGAGTCGTTCCATCAGCGGTAGCCTGCGCACATGCGGAGACGACCTGAAGACCAGGCGCCAGGCCACGAGCCACGCGAGCCGGATTGGCTGACATGGCTAAAGGGCATCCTGGCCGAACGCAAATTCGATGTTAAATCGCCCCGGGGAGGAGGTAAGGCAAGGCTCGCCAAAGAAACCGGGCTCGCCGCTTCCACGGTTACGCGGATCATGGCGGGGCAAGTGCCTGACTACGAAGCGCAGGTGACCCTCGCCCGCCATCTCGGCGTGCCGCTAGCCGAGTTCCTCATTCGGACAGGGAAGGCAACGGAAGCGGACTTCCGGCATCCACCAAACGAATCCGGTCACATTGGGGTATCGTCCGAACGGCGCTTGACGCCCGAAGAGCTCGCCGTTCTAGCTGGCGTGCCGGAGGGGGATCACGACTGGTTTACGACCATGATCCGGTCCTTGCGAAGGCGGGGGCCGGCAGATGGTGACAGCGCCGCGGGGGGTGCTGCCGCAGAGGGGTGAATCATGCGGGTGCGGGCACGACGAGCAAGAACCGTAGTGGCAGTGACGATCACGGTTGTGGGGGCCGCACTCGTCACACACGCGATACTCGTCGATCATGTCGGAACATGGCGCGCAGGTCTGGCGACCCTGATCGTCGGAGTGGGCGGCCTCGTTGATGCCCGCAACCGGTGCTATACAGAGGCACTGATAGCCCATCAGGCAGAAGTCGCCAAGCTCACGGTTCGCGAGCGTTGGCGATACGCCGAGATGGGGTGGAAAGCTGCCCGGCTCGACGCACTCGAAGGCGAGGCAGGGACCCCCGAGGAGGGCGACGCGCAGATCTTAAAACTGCCCCGCGCCCGCTCGGCCTCCGAGGCTCGGAAGAATGGCAGCGCGTCGTAAGTAGGTTCCATGAAAACAGGCACACGAGGCACTCTGTACGTTCCCTCGATGCCATCGATCGCCACCGCTGAATTAGTTCCCGTAATCGGGTATGTGCGCGTATCGACATGGCGCGAGGAGAAGATCAGCAATCAGATCCAGATGGATGCCATCCAAGAGGCAGCCGCCCGCCGCGGCCGGTACGTGGCGAAATGGATCGAGGATCTCGACGAGTCCGGCCGCCATTTCAAGCGCAAGATCATGCAGGGCATCGAACTCATCGAAGCGAACGACAATCCCCTGCGCGAAATCTGGGTGTGGAAGTTCTCGCGCTTCGGTCGCAACCGGCACGGTGTCGCGATCAACCTCGCCAGGATCGAGCACGTCGGCGGCGAACTCATCTCGGCGACCGAGGACATCGACGCGACCACCGCCGTCGGCGAGTTCACCCGCGACATGCTGTTCGCCGTCGCCGCATTCGAGAGCAATAGGGCAGGCGAGCAGTGGCGAGAGACGCACGAACTGCGACGCGCCATGGGGCTGCCCGCTACCGGCCGGAAGCGCTTCGGGTATCGATGGCACCCGCGCCGCATCCCGGACGGTGAGGGCGGGTGGACGCTGCAAGACGAGTGGTACCAGGTACTCGCCGAGCAAGCCGAAGTAGCCTACGAGGGATACACGACGTACATCGCAGGAAAGACCGGATTCAAGAAACTGGCACAGCGATGGACCGGGCTCGGCATGGTCAACGCATGGGGCCATCCCTGGCAAGACCAGGCCGTCAAGACGTATCTAGACAGCGGCTTCGCGGCTGGTCTTCTCCGTGCCCATAAGCGCGACGTGCGGTGCATGTCCACACACCGATGCCTCAAGCTCGATCATTGGGAATACCGCCCTGCCGAGCACGAAGCGATCATCACCGGCGAAGAGTGGGAGGCGTTCCGCGATCGCCGCGAGGTACGGAAAGGCACGCCGAGACGTTCCCTCGCGCCTGTCTATCCGCTCTCTGGGCTGGTGTTCTGCGGTGTCTGCCGCAAGGCAGGCAGAGAGGCGCGATGCCAGCTCCACTCATCCGGCGGGTACGTCCACGGTGCGTACTACCGGTGCGGGATGAACTCACGGGGGCACGTCTCACACGACCCTGTGCGCAATCGACGCGACGCCATCGAGCTGGAGGTGTACAACTGGCTGATGCGCGTCAGCAAGGAGATCGACGACATCGCTGCCGGCCGGATCGTGATCCCGAAACCGCGTACCAATCCGGACGACAAGGTCAAGCGGAAGCGCCTGACATCTGAGATCGCGAAACTCGCGGCCGCCCTCGACCGCGCGACCGAAGGGCACGCGCTCGGGGATATTCCGCGCGACTCGTACCTGCGGACCCGCGACAGGATTATCGGGAAACGCGATGCGGCACAGGAAAAGCTCGACGCGCTACCGAAGGCAGAGGCGCCGCAGCCCGGGCCAATGCTGCACCGGGAAAAGGTCAAGGGATTGATCAAGGAATGGGACACCATCAGCGTGGAGTCGAAGCGTGTGATGCTCGGCTCGCTGATCAGACGGATCGAGATGGGTCTCGACAAGGCGGTCGAGGTGGTGCCGGTCTGGGCGCCGGCCGACAAGCCGTTCACGGTCATTCGGAAGGCCCGGCGCGGCGCCTGA